GAATTCTGCAGCAGCCGGCGCGTCGCGTATGCAGGGATTATTGTGGGTAGTTTGTGCTCCGCCGTGTTGCCATTCTCCATAGAAGGGGAACAAATCAGAATACTCTACGCCCCCACCCAGAAAATCGCAAAAAGCCTCGTTACTGAAATGGGGGTAATATGCCCAGTTCCCAACGCCAGGGCCATAGTCTGGACCCAGGGGAATAATGGGGCCATTCATGGCAGTTATATCAGTTCCGGGTTGTAAACCAACAAAAGCCCAAATTTTAGACTTTTGTCCAGCCTTGAGATATAACTTGATTTGACCAAAAATGCGTGTTTGATAGTAGACATCGTGATTGTCCCCTGTCCATCCAGCACTTGGAGATAATGACCATCCGCCCCAACGAAAAACAATTTGGTTCGAAGCCATTACTGTATGGGACATTACGTCGGTGATCTCAGCTTGCCCGGTACCGCCAATATAAACGCCCGATACAGGTTGGTATTCAACCAGTTTGTCCAAATCAAATTCTGCGCCGACCGTATCATATCCTTCATCAATTGTCAATTCAAACCCTGCAACAGTGAGGGGGCCGGCAAGGTCGAAGGTGGCATCAAAGAAGAATGTTTTGTAATCTTCTGTGTATGTAACTAAGGTAAGGGTTCCGGTAGCAATCCGCGCCTCACTTTTATCGATACCGTAGATATGCAGGTGTTGATAGCCAGGTCCTGTGCTCCCAACAGTAATTTCGAGACGTGTTGGCCAGAGTGCACCGCTTGTCGAACGAATAGTACAAGAAAACCATGCCCGAGCGCTACGGGTCTCGGGGGTCGCCGGGTTTCCGTCAATCCAGACTCTGTCCCAGCTAACTGTGAACGGGCCATTTACACCTGTTGAATCTACACAGTCTCCAGGAGGCGGAGGGATTGGCGGAGGAATTGGCGGGATCGGCGGAACAGGTGGGAGGATTGGCGGGAATGGTGGAGGCACCCAAGGGATTGGCGGGATTGGAGGTGGATAGAGAGGAATGGGAATATCGCCTGGAACTACATTGACGATTTCAACAGTCTCAGGTTGCCCATCAACCTCAACCGATATACTTTGACTTTTGTCGTCGAATACAAATGATATACTTCTTACAAATATATTATTACTAACAATAACTTCGCGTGGGTTTAAATCGGTAGACGTGACCACGTATAATTGCTGTTGAGGACATATATCTATCAGCCTCATGTTACTGGCTAGCACAATGCTCATCTTAGGATATTCGTTGTTACGTTGAGCTAGGACAAGCGCGGCCAGTTCATTACAACGACCCTGGTCTGCTAGGATCAGTTTGTCGACTGGTTCTTCTTGACCGTACCTGCCCATGATATGGCCAGGAGCCAGTGCCCTTACCGCATGTCCAGTTACCCCGTCATACCACACACCTGAAAGGTCGATCAGACTGACTGGTTGAACGGTCACATGCTCAAGTTCTATCTCACCTGTACGGTCGTATGCCTCAACAGTCATCACATTAGTAAAGTTTCTTTCGTCTCTCGGGACATACTGACCGTTAATCTCGACAAATAATCGTCCATATCGGTCGCAACATGCTGTAGCCAACATTGTGCTGTATGCCATACCCGTTAATTGTTCCCATAAAGAACCTATTGATACTGATTCCATAGTAGGTATCAACTGAACAACGCCGGTCAATATGATGTCCATCATTACAGTGGCGGTAGTTTTCCAATGAAGCAGATCCCACAGGCCCTTATCGACTGTCAAGTCTAGCATGTAGTTCCATTCGGTTGGAGCAGTTTCACTGTGACGCAAGCCGGATATAAAACCCTCCATTTTGCCGAGCCAGTAATGAGGACCATGAACAGTAAACTTAGCCGTTCCTCCTTTGATATCCAGATTCAAGTCCTCTTTGTCTATCCAACCACTGGCCATGATATTTTCACTTCCCGACACAGGCCCGATGCTCTTTTCAGTATCACCATACCAATCACGTGCGAACAGGATCACTTGTGCGCGATCACGAATCAAACCTCGCGCAGCGTTGTCATACATGGTTACTTTGAATTCCCAGCCACCGTCTGTAAAATCGCCGCTGCAGGAAGAGAGTTTGAAGTCGCTAACAGGCCGGAAGGTATCATCAAATACCATAACGATCCGACGGCCAACAAAATGTTTACCGTTCGCTGCCGTAACGTCGTCGGTTATGCGGTGTGTACCAGGAGTGTTAAATGTGAAAGAAGGAGTTGCAGTATTCAGTCCACTGGTGGCTGATGCAGTTGGTGCAGTCCACGCGTGGCCGTCAGGATCGGGTTTAATGGATGATCCTAAGCAATATGATCCTGAACCATCTCTGGTGATAGATATGGTGTTGCCCTCCCCCAAGATTCCATGGTAATCTAGTACCACGTCAGGCCCTAATACAGGCACTGGATCCAGTAGCGAATGCTGGTCGGTGTATGCTATGTCAAAATCCATAAAATCAACATGTGTGGGACCTGACTGAACATATTTGTGGCGTGGCCACAATCCATATTCATCAATAACTGTCAGATACATGTTGTCCGCAAACTTCACTTCGGATGTTTCACCGATATATAATACCCCTTCCGCAACAGGAACCTTGCGTATCCGTGCGATCCCTAAGTCGCACTCTCCATCATCGGAGCCTACCAACAAAGTCATGTCAGGGATTATATTTGAGTAAAGGCCAAATGTGACTGTATCATACGGGATGGAGGTAATCATGTCGTTTTTAATAGCGACATTATTGACCAGAGCCTTGAATACTATTGCTGGTTGGGGGAAAGCCAGATACAACTGACTATGTTGACCGTCAGTTCTAAAGTACTCTAGTTCTTTAGCAGTAGCCGCGTTGATTATCATGCGTTCGAATCAGTTAAAGTAGATCCAGTAATCGTGACTGTCTGACCGATCTCGATGGTAATGTCGTTCAGGGTCAGGTCTCCGTCTCCACCAGTCACCGTGACGGTGCCCTGTGCATGGCAGGTGGTGCCATTGTTGGCATATAGACGCCAATGAGCAGCGATGCCAGCACCTGTTGCCACCACTTCCCACGTGCCTAATTTCGCTTTGGAGCCTGATGCGGCTGCGTCCATCCAATCGGCAGGAAGGGTTATTGTAGCTAGCAAACTTCCCGAATTGGCAGCCGCACAGTTGGCCGGTTGCGCACCGGTGCGGATAGCGAGTTTGGCAGAAGCGCCGATGACGGTTTCGATTGCGTTCAACCTGGCATTTCGTACTAATGTTGAGAGTTGTAAAGTCATTTTAGATTTCCTTTTTGCGTTTCAATATCGAATGGATATAAATTCTTTCAACCAAATCCAAAAATTCTCCTACACTTTTTGTACGCTTAGATTCGTTGCATGAAATGCAGCAAGGCACTATATTGTCGGTTGTATAACCACCATTATTATCTACCCGATCAAGGCCATTATAAATAAAATTTCCATTCGTACCCTTTGATACTGATGATGGTTTGGCTCCACAATAATAGCAATCTTTGACCATCAGTGTTATTACTTGCTCGTCGGTTAGTTCCCATTTATGCCCACGCTTCTTAGCATTGGCTCGCATTACGGAAATTGCTCTATTGCGGCCACAAATTCCTTTTGGTAATGAATTCATTTCTCTGGCTCGTTCATCTCTCAAACATCCACAACTTTTAGTTTTTCCTGACCGCAATTGGCGTCCGCGTACGATAGTTTGATTACCACAATCACATTGACACAACCATGCAGCTTGAATACTCTTATCTCTAGCAATATTTTCTGCGCGTCGAATAATAATAAGTCTTCCGTAACGCGTGCCAGGATATTCGGGAATAAAACTTGTAGGAATAGCCATTTGAGACTCCTTATACGACAGTCCCGGTGCCGACCAATGTAAGCGTACCGAGAGTCACGTCCAATAGACCATCACACCCGGTAAGTTGTTTGAATTCGATGGTGAAATCAACGGCCCTGGTAGCATTTCTTTCCTCATCAGTGACAGGCCAGATCATTTTACAATGGAATAATTTCAGTTCTTGGGCATTGTCCTTGGTGTAGGTGCGGATGTAGACGGATGAAGAAACGGCCGGCGCAGGGCAGAACATTCGTAGTCGATCACGTTGTGTCCGGGGGATCACATCCCAATGCCAGGAAGCAATCGCTGCGCCTCGCCCTCTCATACTGCCATCTGCCAATTCTATTACTTCTACATAGGGAGAGAAAGTGGATTTGGGTGGTGTAACAGGTGAGGCAAAAATTCCTTCATCTCCTCCATCGATTGTGAGTTCCTCCAAGTTAATCATGCCGGCAATAGTGGTGCCTATCTCAAAACCAAACCGAGTTGTCATGATTCCATCGCCTCTTTCACAGCTTCCAGTGTGATAGTATGCACATCACGTCTGATCGCTTCGCGCAATTCCTCAGGAACATTATAAAACTTGAGAATACGATTGTCTAAATATTGGTTGCTTCGATTATTCATATTGAGCATGGCGGCGAGCACGCGATCTTGAAATAACTGGCCACCGATAGATTGTTCTGCAAAACGGTAGGCAGATCCACCGCCCGAAATCATTCTGGCGGTATCGGCGGGGTTTAGTGCCCATTCAAGTTTTCCACTGGTATTGATGTAGGTTTTTCCAGGATACATAGGTCCGCCACTATCCTTTGCTGGAACAGGTACATTAGTAAAAAGCGAAGATCCCATTGTGATCAACCATGCTCTGAAATCCGCAGTCATTTTGGCTACCGTAGCCTGAACCGCAGCATAATCGCCCAGGATGGCTTGATCAATCGTGTTCAATCTGTCCCTAAAAGATCTTTCCAAAGTGGAAAGTTGCTCGTGATAAGAATCGGCGAGCGCCTTCTCTTGATCATTGTAATCGGCTTGTTGTTTTGCTAAGGTATCTGCTTCGTTAGCAGCAGCCTGTGCCATCTCGGTATCGTGATCTACTGCATTATCAGCCATTTTCTGTTGGAAATCGCGTGCACGTTGAGCACGCTCTTCGGCAAATTGAATCTCCCGATCTCGTGCGGCTATTGCGGCGTCTGTGTCGCGACGTTCTGATGCAAGTAAATAATCTTCTTCTTTGCGTTTTCGTGCCAGTTCGTACTGCTCGTCCTCGCGTATCATTGCTAGGCCGTCGCGCGTTTCCAGCAAATCTTTTTGCCTGTTCTCGTGGTCCTCTAAATCACGTGCCATTTCGATCTGGTGATCTTCTTCAGCACGCAAAGCCGCTGTCCCATACTCGGCGGCGGCGGCTAACAGGCTAGCGTTTAATTGGTACTCTTTTATCAAGGCTTGCGCATTGCGCTGTTCCAGTGATCCCTGCATGGCAGTTGCATTGGCTTCTAACGCTTGCTGCAACCTGAGTTGATTATCTTGTTGTGCTCTGAGAAGTTCCTCGGCGGTATCCGCGGCGGCCCTTGTTCTATCTGCATAATACTTCCGTTCAATATCCCCTTCGTTCTGCAAATAATCACGCCATGACCTTGAAACACCGAGTTGGTAACTTGCCTCTGATTGAGCCCTTTGCTTGGCATAATTCGCAACTGTTTCCGTGCGTTGCTTTTCATAATTGATTTCTATCGATAAACGTTGTTTATTATAGGATGTAGTCGCAGAGGTGACTTGCGTACTATAATCCTGCCATGCCTTGAGTGCATCTTGAAACCAGGATTTTTGCTCAAACGGAACGGCGGGAATCGCTCCGGCTCCTGCCCCAGCCCCCCAATTAACTTTTATTCCTGTCCAGCCAAGAACTACACTGTTGATAATTTTATTAACGTCATTTATTCCTTCGCCAAATTTCCCAAGATGTTTTAGAATGAGTTGATAGGCTCCCTCAGACGACAATACTCCAGCCATAGCAGCAGTTTGTTGGGCAGTTGGGGCACCAGTCGGCTTGATGGCATTATAGATTGCGCCGCCAGCAACGATTCCACCGACAACCGCCAGCAATGTACTGAGAACCGATATTAGACTTGCTCCGCCGACCGCAGCCGCGGTTCCCCCCACCGGTATGGCTGTTGGTATTCCCTTATTGGCCGCAACAGCCGCGGTGAATTCATGAACACTTATACCAAATCCTGCCTGTGCTGCGAAAAACTCATTGGTGGCCGTAATATATCCAACATCTGCATACAATCTAATCCCCTTGGCTGCTAAAAGCGCCATTCCCGAAATCGCCGCTACCACTCCCGCACCAGTTAGCACACCTTTTACAAGATCTGGATTCTTCTCGATAAATCCTGCCGCCGCGTTTGAAAGTCGGGCCATTTCCTGCAAGGCAGGTAATTCGACCTCTGCCAAGACTGCTCCGACGCGAGATTGCGAATATGTCAGGCTGTCTGTCGTGCTTTTCCAATCTCTTGTAATCTGATTAGCCGTTGTCGCGTTCTTGACATAGTTCTGCGCCCATGCTACCGCCCCTGTAAGGACCGCCACAGACGGCACAAAGAACGTCTGTGCGATTTCTGTCATGGCACGTCCGGCATATTGCAGACGGCGATATTCCCACTGTTGCGAGATGGCAGATTGTACAGCGGCCCTTTGCTGTTTTTCGATCAGAGCTGGACTGCGTTGAAAGGCCTCATTTAGGGCATCTATTTCTGCGGCAGCATGGGGATAAGTCTCGGCCATAACGTTCAGACCTTTTGCTGCCTTTTCTCCCGCATCTTGTCCAGTCAGTCCAAACTTCTCAAATCTTGCGTTGAGTTCGTCTAGACTCTGATTAGCAAATTCGGTTGCATCGGTGAAACCTTTGAACTCACCCCCAGTCTGTCGTAATGATTGGAGTTGGTCGACAGTTTGTCCAGTTATTTGATTGAATCTCTCCCATGAAGCAGAATCGACCGGAGGGATGATTACCTTTTCTCCTCCAGCCCCCATTGTTGATCCCAGGTCTCTCAGTTGTTGGAATTGGTCGACAACAACTTTCGTGTCTGTCGAAACACCTTGCACCTGTGTACGCAGATTCTGCAAGGATGCAGCAGTAGTATCGGTTGATTTGGCAGTTGTGCCCCCCTGGGCCTGATTAACAGCGTTCAGATCGGCAATGGCCTGTTGCGCGCCTTTGCCTTCATAACTGGTCAGGAATCTGATGAGAACATCGAAGTTATCACCCATCGCTTGTCTGATCCTGTTCCTGTTCCTGTTTCAACTTCTGTTTCTCGATGATGCCAAGTAGTTTGTCAAGTAAGAAAAAGACATCCCACAGGGCTTTAGGAAAATTCGATAGGGCATGATCATAATCTACCCGGCGTCCAGTTGCACGCCAGAGTAACCAATGTCCCCAATACTTATCTATCTCCCCAAGTGTAAGATCGAGTGTATCGGGCAGGTTTTCCTCATCCCCGCCCTCGACCATGCGGATTAGCCGGTCGTAGACTTCATCCGCTTCTTCCCTTTTTTTTTGAGTGTTTTTTTAGCCTCTACCTTGTTCATCTTTTCCAAGGCTACCTTCTGCGCGTCGAATTGTGCGATCCATTGCGGATTTATTTCCTCGACCGCCTTGTGCCATTTATCGAGTTCTATAGTCGGCATAAGATAGGCTTCTTCTGCGGTTGGGACATCGCCCGAGGCTGCCGCAGCCAACATAGGATAGGCCATTCGGTCGAACAGATAACGTTGAGCATCTGGATTTGGCGTTTTATCGGCCAGGGATTCCAATTCTGCTTTTCTTGCAGCAATAGGCCAATTTTCTTCCGTGATGGTCAATTTCCTGCCATCACGGAAGGTAACCACGGCAGTTTTTAGTTCCATTCAATATCTCGATTCTGTTATCGCTCAATCAGGGCGACGATTACATGCCCGGTCGTGGGAGGATAGGAAAAGGTAATCTTGGCAGTCGTCTTGGTGATGCCACTGGTGATGGGCGTGCCGGCGTCCCAATCCCATACAGTGATCTTCGCCGTGGAGAGGGCTGCCACCGCTGCACCGCCCACCTCGAACAGGAATTCATCTTCGATGCCGTCCGCGTTCCAGAACAAAAGTGTCGGGATTCCCTCGGCCATCCAGTCGAACAAGGCCGCCTCGAGACAACCATCAATCGCCTCGGTTAGTTCCACGCCCCAGATTTGTTTGGTGGATTTGTTCAGTGCGCACTGATAAGTGCGTTCCTGGGCATTCTCGTTAAAGGGACCCGGATCCGGGATGCACAGGGCACTAGGAATGGTGGCATAACGCCACCTTCGCAGACGGGTAGCCTTGTCCTTGGATTGCTGGTACAGGAAAAGACTAATGGTAGGCTCGAATCCCATCTTGTCGGTGATATAAGGGACACCGGTCGCTTCACCGATAGTCACCTTTTTGACACCCTGCAAAAAGGCATTGACAACTTGATTATCGACGCCGATTTTCAGAGTGGCCGACGCACCTTCCTTTGGAGGCAGGAAGTCCACCACGGCAGGTCCATCGTTATCCATGTGGGTGATCTTCGTGCGAGCCAATGAAGGTACTTCCCAACTATGGAAACCCTGGAAGTTCAAACCGTTATAAGCATTTGTCGCCGCGAGGGTGGTGAAATCCGGTTTCCCGTCCACGTCCAGGGGGATAATCGCCGCAAAACGCGCCCCAACTCCATATTGCAAACCAGAGACTGCGCCCATAATTCACACTCCTTTTCAACTATTTTTGGGAGGAGTAATATCCAAATGCTCCCAAACTACCCGCCCGGAATGTTTATCTCGAACGGGACAACTACAGATTGCATATTGACGACCTGGCACACTGATCACCTCGATTGGGTAATCATGCACCGGACATTTCATTGTTTTTATCGGTGTAAGCGTCTTTGTGACGGCTCCCACCGGAAGTTTTCCTTTTGAACTTCTCTTACGACCACTCATACATCACTTCCTAGGAAATAAACCAACTGGTGGATTTCCAGGCGCATGGTTTGATAAATAAAATCTGGTTTGGTGACATTGCCTGGAAGTTGCATGAGAGGTCCTTTCGTACCGATTTTTACTTTTTCGACACCAGGCGTATTTTTTAGTGTCTGATTGGTTTTGAATGAGTAGATAACGGCATTACGCAGTGCATTGAAAGTTGTTTTGGCCGTATCTGCCTCGCCATAGCGGAGGATTAGATCAAAATAGAGGATCCAATCTGCATACTCGGTTGTTTTGCCTTCCTCTTTATCCTCAGGAGTGAAGTCAAATTCACCTAGAGTAAAGATGGCGAATTTATCGCCACCCAATAAAATGGCATCATTATTATTTGAAACCTGCCACTTTTTTATGAAGTCAGTGGTCAAGGTTTGGAGTAGGGCAATTGCGCCATCCTCACATTCTTTGTAAAAGTTCGGTATCGGTGTGGTCATGCAGAACTCCAGGCAAACGCCAATCTATCGAGTAACTTTCCGATCAAGGATCCGAGTTCTGTTGTCAGTACCGTGGCCAGATTGTTCCAACGTCCACGGTGAATTCGAGATTGCCATCCTTCTGGCGTCCCGCCGATTGCTCCGGCTGGATGAGCATTCGCCAGTTCGTAACCGGCAGAAGTTTGTCCTTCCTTCCATCCAGCCTCATATACTCCTTGGCGCTGGTATGGAATGCCTTTTCCGAAACCACCAGTAGCGAAAAAGGCTTCCCTCTGTTTCTCGCTATCCCAATCTACTGGATAGGAGATTGGCGATCCTTCCTCCGCCATTCGTGAATGTATGATTCCAACAGTCTCGCCAACAACCTCGAATGCTTCCGGGATGGCAGTTGCAAATCCGACTACCTTGGCAATGGCATCCTGGATATTGGAAACGATGTTCACGTTGACTTCCACAAAGAGCCAGCCGACACCGAATATTTCTTGGCAATATTGACTATCTGTGCTACTCCACTGGCTACAAGGCCATCAACATTCTGTTCAATCCAGTCGTTTATCTCTGCATTGATGACGGCCATCCTGGAGACGCCTTTTCCAACAAATTTATCGGCCATCAGACGGCCCTCACCCCTATGGGCGGCGACCAAATCTGCCACGACCTGAGCCACATAGATTGATACGGCTCCATAGGCCGTCAGATTGGTGACAGGAATAGGCGTCTGCAAAAAATGCTGCGCCAGGGCCAGATCCATCTGATGTGAGATGTTTGCAACCCAACTCGTCACAGCAGATAAAGTCGGGTTCGTTCCGGGATCAGTTCCCGATGGATTTACGAACAATCCATTCCTGGCCCATGTCCTGGCAAAATCTCCAACTTGGGCAACGGTGCAGTAAGGCATGAGAGAAATTGGGCGGACTTGCGCCCGCCCAATCCATTAGCAAGCGGTCGCGACGGCGACGCCGCAGGCGTTGTTGCTATCGAACTTGATGCGAGGAACAGCCGCGGTCAGAACCCGGAACTGCGTCAGCATCCCGCCGAACTCAGCCCAGGAGATGGCTGCAACATCCTGGCCAACGGCCAGATCGACCACCTCGGAAGTCAACTGGACCATGACGGTTTTCCCATCGGCCAGTTTCGGACCGCGCTTGACGAATTGCAGGGTACCGCCTTGAGCGGTGCCCAGGGTGCGCAGGATGACGCTCAACTGCGTTTCGGACTTGTTTGTCCCGGTCAATGCCTGCAACTGAGAATATTGGGTGGTGGAAACATAGACACCGAATGGACCATTGAAGCCCTTGGCCACCAGAGCCGCCATCATTCCGACGAGGGTCTTGTGACCGTTGGTGTCCGTACCAAAATCTCCACCGCCATAGACAGCGGCGGTCTTGGTATCGATGTGGGGAGCCGTGGTGTATCCATAGATGGACATGGTTCCGACCACGAGGCTCGAACCATTGAACAAAATGGTTTCCAGGGCGTCCCGTACCTTGATCGTAGCCACGCGGGTCATGGTCACATCCAGGGTCTCGCCCATCTTCCGGGAGGCTTCCAGCATACGGATGTCGATCTCGAAAGGTTTCGAAATGATCGGAACGGGAATGGATTGAGGCTCGAAGCCCACCTTGTCCTTGTTAGCATTCTGGGCAGTGATATTCATGGTGACTTCGGCATCATCCATGTCTTTCAACTGCTCATAGGTCGAGGTGAGTGTTCCCAAGCCGCCCAGAGGACGGGTCAGACCGGCCGCGATCAGGTCGGCAATGCCAACGATGGGTTGGCGCATTACGTCCAAAACAGCAGCGTCAATGGTTTCCCATTCGTATTGCCGCAGGAGGGCGTTGTGAACGACGCGCTCGCGCTCGCCGTTATGGACAACCGCTTCACCCTTCTTATTGATGAAAGGGCGTAGGGCAGACACGTCCAGGATGTCACCCTGGTTCATGTAACCCTGTTGGAGAATAAGTTGGTTGTTCATCAGCACACCTCCACTTTGATGCGGACAGGTACATAACCTGCGCTGTTGTTGACCGCCTCAAGCGCCGTGGCTACTTTGTTGGTAGATCCAACCTGCAGCGCGCCGGCCCCGTCGCTATTGAGGTCGCTGCCCTTGCTGGCAGTTTCGCCAGCAGCCAGCCACATATAACGATCCTGGCCCGGAAGCGGGAAATCGCACTGAACGATCTCACCGGTGACATCGTAACCATCATCGATGTCGCGGCCGGAATTCTCCGGTTCCTCGATGGCCACCATCATCGGTTTTGCCATACCCGCTGCGCTGGAGTGTGGCAGGACCGCCAAGGCGGTCGTATATGCCAGAAGCATTCCTGGCTCGACAACGACGGTACTGCGTTTACGTTCCTTGCGGATACCGGCAGGTCCAATCAGGATTGTGTTACTCATGATGCACCTCCTGCTGGTTTAGCCAAAAGGACGGGCTTGACTTCAAGCCCCTTGCCCTTCTCGATGACCCTGCCGGCACCCCCTGCACCCGTGTAGTCAATATTGAGTTGGGCGTTCATCTTCTCCAGGACCGGAAGGGTAAGAGTTTTCAACTCTTCCTCGGTCAACTGGTTTGACTGGTTAGCCTTGATAAGCGCCACCATTTCGGTCTTGCGTGCATTCGCCTGGGTCTCGGCATTTTGCGCAAGTGCAATCGCCTTCGGAATATCCTTGAGCGCAGCCAGGATTGCTGTGGCAGATCCTGCCAAAGACTTGAGGGCGGTTGCTTCATTTTCGGTGAACTGTGCCGGCGTTGGAGTAGCAGCCAAGGGTTCCTTGAGAATCTCGAAGGTTTCCTCCTGCTCGCCGGTGGCTTCATTCACCTTCACCTCGAGGTGAAGTTTGTCCTTGAGCCACTGGACAAAATCATTTTTCTTCATGCCTGCCTCCTTGTGGAATTCTTTTTCGAGTAAATTGCGCGCCATATTCTGGGCGCTATCACGGGCACTCGCCGATATTTGGGCCGCAGACCCTCGGCCACTCAGAACGGCGCGCAGTGCTCCGGCATTCAAATTGTCGGTTCCAGGATTGACCACTGGAAACATCGTCAGATCTCGTTCATTGTCCGCCTTTGGATCACCGAGCAATGTCTTACTGGCAATCCAGGTTTTGACGGCAGATGGCAGATCAGCCACCTTCCTCGGAACATCTTTTACCTTATGTGCCTTTTCATAACCGGCGACATAGGCTTCGATGGTTTTGGTGACACCATCCCATGAAGTAGTCTCGGTCCCGCTATAGGTGGGATGACGAGCCGTTGATAAAACGTTTGCGATGAATGGACAATTGGTCATACAATCCTCCGTGACCTCATTTCGATTACAACCACAACCGTCCTTGATGGAACATGCCCCGACTTTACCGGGGAGAATGGCAATATGATCGGGTTGGAGATCGCGATGGACGAGTCTATAAGGGCGTTCTTTGAAGGTTCCACCAGTCATATCCTCGAACGCGAAGTATCCTGTCGAAGTCTCAAGGATTTTATTCGCGTGGATGGCATTCAAAACATCTTTCCCCTCGATAAATTTGTCAGCCTCGGCCACTTCAATCCAGTATTCACCAGTTACTTGTTTGGTAGTCTGGTCCCACTTAGCGTTATAAAAACGTCCGATCTCGACCACATCTCTCTCTGTGGGAGGGACATTGGCTGAACCTTCATTTTTCTTCGGATGGTAAATCACTACCGGCCTGCCATTCCAGGCTTTGTATGACTTGACAATCTCATCCTCAGGCACGAAGTAATCATTCATGACTTGTTCCTGGAGGATCACACCAGGCACGACCAGATATTCCTTTTCGTTCTCGATCTCTTTTCGAGCTGTATTGGTCGTCAATTTTTCATTCACATTGGAAGTGGCTGGCTCAAAAGATATATATTTAACTTTATGATCCTCGAGCCATTTCTTAGCCTCGGCCTCGGTAAACTTGGTTTTCTCAAAGCGATAAGCCTGAGTAACCATCGAACCATTGCCATTCTTTTCTTTCCCAATAATGATGGCAATACCGGGCGCAATATCCTTGCGACGAAAAGAGTCCTTCTCGAAATCGTCAGGATTCTTTACACGTGCTGCATGTTCTGATGGATATGGCACAACTCTCCTAAAAAACGAAAACCCACCGGAAAAGGCGGGCTTTTGCGTAGTCTCTTGGGGTGGGGTGCTGGGAAAACCAGGTTATCCAGGGAATATTCAGTTATCAATTACATTATACACCGTTTTTACTTCTCAAACTCTGGTTTCATCAAGGGTATAGGCCTCGCGGATCATCCTCAGCAATGGTATCAAAAAACCACGTCGCAATAACATCCATATCGGCCTGTTGCCTTCGCAAAATAACGGTGGTATGGCTTTGGCCACCGCCATGGGAGGAAATGTGGTCTTGGAAGGATTGACGGTGGTCACAATAGGAGAATTGAGCATGTCGAAAAAATTATAACACCAACTTATTTCAATAACCAGATAAATTCAGAATAAATGTTCGGACCAATGATTGACTTTATGATTTTGAATTCACTGATTAGTCTTTTCTCCCAGGTTTCTCGATACAAATGCCACTCCATCTGATGGCTACCTTGATTCAATCTACGGAATCCCTCAATCTTTTCGCTTGATGGATAGGCAATACAATTTGGAACTTCAACATATAAAATCCCATTCATGATCATACGAAGTTTAGCGAATATCCCAACATAATCTTCAAAATGTTCCAAGACACCTAGGACCATTACCACATCAAATTTAGGCAAGACCGCTTCTTCCAAGGAGACACAAATAAACGTAGAGTCTGGACATCTACGTTTCGCCAGTTCTATTGCCACACCTGATAAGTCCAATCCCCAGCATTGAGTTTTGGGCCATCGTTTTGCAAAAAACTCGACCGAGTGGCCATTTCCGCAACCAACATCCAGGAATGTTTTCGGAGGATGTTCGAGGTAGTTTTCCAGAATCTCAAACGCGAATGAGTTGCGCCTATTATCCTTCCATTGATTGGGGTTCCTGGTGTAATAAGCATCATACTCGGCTACTCGTGGATCTGTCATTGGAATGTCCTTCGCAAAATGATCGTCGTCTCCGCAATGCGATCAATTTTATAAGGAAAGTCGACCAGAAATTGACTTACCGCCCGCATCACGTCGGGGATGGCAGTATAGTCATGACAGATGACGGTTCGAGCACGTGATCCCAGTATGGTTAGATCGTGCCAGACATGATCATAATCGTGTGCGCCGTCAATATGGAGTAGATCGATCGATCGTGGCCAATTCTTCAAAATCATGCAATCAACCTTAAAGATCGTAAAATTGCGCAGGCCGACACTTTTTAGATTGCTATCCAGCAATATCGCTGATGCCTTGCCTGCCGGATGATGAATAAAATTATCAATTAGCGTCATGCGCGCCTTATCTTGTGATCCCAATCCAAGACAGGCTGACGAGGCCCCATAACATGAACCAATTTCGACAATCTCTCCGCCCTCCGGGACCTTCGATGCAAGATCATATAGTAATAACATTTCATTGGTCTTTATCCGGGAATTGATGTGTGCTATGTCCCGGATTAAGGTTAGTCTAGTTGTCATCATATTCTTTCGGGATTATAAACTCATGAGGAATATTGATTAATAAAGGCAATAATTTATTTCTTGCATATTCATAATAACCAGATCGCCTATCAGCTATAGATTGTCTGGATAGCATGTCGTAGACTCTATTATCGTCAATGAAAGAATCGCAACACACAAAACCGAACTTAACACAACCCATCCTTTTGGCTATCTCAAAACACATTAATATACTCATTTCATTCTGAGATTTAAGTCCCAATTCTAAGACCGGATCGACCACAACGCGCTTCTCGTGTTCTGGGAAACACCATTCTGACCAGTTGGATTGGAGAATAAGCACAATATCTTTATGCGGACAGATGAACGGACAGGCATGACCTAAACCAATTCCCCTTGAACACGGGTCTTTTCTTATGGCGTAAATAGGATTCTGTAGTCCGAACTCCTGCACCAATAATATCGATTCATTTATCGTAATGATTGGACCCACCCCAAAATAAGACGAATCGAGATATTCCAGACTGGGTCCTTTCCCAACGATATAAATTTTTTCTCCTGGATAAAGACCTTTCAATTCATCAATCATTCAAATTTTCCAGTTTTTTCTTCATATTATTATACAGATCGGGGAATCCATGAAAACCAAACACTGCTGGATGATCGCTTGGACTTACTCCGCATTCCGCATTCCATTTATTATCAAGCCGGTTGATTATTCCCATTTCCTCTCCAATAATATTAAAAACTCCCTGCTCGAATACAAGAGGAAAACTAGACCAGGAAGTCCCAGGGTAACCGGCAATCCATCTATCCATAAATTCTCGCGTCTTAGGAGTATTTGAAAAATAGAGTGCTCCAACATTGAAATGGCTGAGATCCTTGTCCTCTTTTTTTAAGTTGTGCCATACCGAACCGATCTTATCTTCCACAATTGCCTCTTTAATATCCATACCCATGTCGGCAATCAGGGTATCCGCGTCCCAATAAATGATGTTTTTGTATCCTCTTATCATCGCATCGCGTATCAAATAGGTGTGAGCCCAATGGACATGATTTCCATCTCTTACCACATCCGAAAGAACCATTTGATAGTCAATATGATGTTGGAGACAATATTCAATGGTTCGTGGGACTGTCATCGCGATAATTCTTCCGTGTTTACCAAAAACGTGTTGGAGAATCAGGGTATCATTTACAAGTTCGTTAGACATTTTCCCTCGCGGAGCATCTTGCATATTGATGATAGATAAAAATATCCGTCTTGTCATAGGGACAGTTCCATGAAACCGGAAGGTTTTTGATCTTTATATTTGAATTCCTCTTTGCCGCCCTCAATAATGCCATCTGCTCATCCCATTGTTGGTATCTCAACCACTCCGTTTTCCAATCTTCAAATAGTTTCTCGCATCTTCTGCTTTTTCGGAAGAAAATTACCCCGGAGTTCATAAATACCATGGATGGATCCCCAAGTTCTTTGATACTTTCTTCTACCTCGACCGGATCGTGATACCATAAAAAGTCGGAATGTCTTTCCGGGTTATGCAAATCTCTTAACGTCTGCCTTTCTTCTGCCATTGCCATATCGTATATTTTCAGAAATTCAAAACCAGGAAGGATGTTTTGTCTAAATCTTGTGTCCGCATCGATATAAAGAGTTTTTTTGAAGGGCGATAGTTTATATAGAGAGGGTTTTATTCTCCCGGCAAGAAATCGCAATCCCTTGGGTCTGGATTTATCATACGGATTCTCTCCATCCCACTCAATGAGATAGGTCCCATCAATATATCTATCTCCAACGACACAGATCGGATAATTCATTCCAAGTTCTCGCATCGAGACGATGCTCTGCAATACTTGCATTTTGGCCTTTTCCCCAAAACATATATAAATAATCCCGCTGTCGTTGCAATCTAAGATGTTGATTTTTGGTTCGGGGTCAGGAATGATCGCCAAAAAACCCATCAAAACTTTTGTCGCTTTTTGTGTAGATGTTCCAATATATGGGATGAGATTTTTAATTGCATTCTTGCGTTGCTCCTTATATCTATCCGGGTCCAGAATAACCATTTCAATGGTTTTCAATAACTCCTCTGGTCCTTCAACCATTGGACCAATATTAGAATAATCCCAAAAACGGATTCCCCATTGTTTGTCTCTCCTGAATTTTGGGGAATTCAGAATGATGACTGGTTTACCCGTGACAAGATACTCAAATCCAGCGGATGTGCAATCAAATAACAATATATCTGCCCGCCTCATAACTTCTTCAAAATTGTCAACGAATTCAATCCCGTTTTTCTCATAAACCGGACGGAAATTGTTCAATTCGAGGGGATGTCCATGCCCAATCACGTGATATTTTTTCGCTAACTTTGGTAGGATCTTTACATAGATTTCCCAGGCATTTTGTGCCTCTGGCACGTTCGAGTAATTTGAATGGTGAAAAGACAGACCCAGGACTGGTTGCTGGGGCATGGGATGTGGCCGGTTGAATTCTCCGACCCAAGGATCCAATTTTGGGATCCCGATCACGGACCGGGGGGCCGTCAGGCGCGAATCCATTTTCTTGGCCACATATTGGCTCTGGAGTAAGAACATCGAAACTGCCGCCCGCCTTCCATAACCATCAGCGTAGGCAGCCGTTCCGTAAGTCATTCCAATACCATGTTCCATTAGAATAACTTTTGCTTCCGGGGAATCTCTTATGATCGAAACCATATCCCCATAACAACTTACCAGAACCGGTCGGATTCCTTTAGGTTGGCCGATAAAAACTTCTCCCAATACCTTTTCGGCATATTCGGCTATTTCCTGCGATACCCAAAAACGATTACGTGCAGGGAAAGTCTCCCAAATGCTCTTGAGGTGATCAAGGTAATGTTTTTGGGTAGCAAAAAAATCAAGTTTCATTTGCCAGAAGATCGAGAACGTTTGAAATGGCTAATAGAACTGTAGTTTTATCGGGGGTTTTTGATCGTCCGACCGCATCAGACAAATTATTAAGCGACTCCCTGACAGAATCTCCATATCCTAAACCGATTATCTGATCGTATCCAAATCCCAAAAATCCATCTTGGGTACTCTCAAGAGCGAGTCTATATCTTTTAGCGACCCGTGACGTAAAAATCACTCTATGAATAGTCGCCTGAAATGAAAATGGAATATCTGAAAATCCTGGTGCATCCTTTATATTGGTCACATAAACCAATCATTCGCCTATTTTGATCTCAATGTTATTAAGTTTCATCGGATCATTTTTTGAAGACATTATCATTTTCCTTTCTATTCTTCTGGTGTAGATAAAAGTGTAATCGGCGGGGTTTTTCGATATTGAAGATCACACCTGCAATTCGATAAGCATTGCGCAGAACCTAGAGGCAACATTTGTCTTATCGGCAGCCAACCCATCTGAGCCAGTTCTATACATCCCGGTCTTTCGCCGGCATAACAGTGATTTTCGTTTGGTCCTAGTACTCGGCGACATTCATACGCCTGAGCAAGTCTTGCTGTGAGAGTGTAATTGTGTTGTATCGGCCAAATTGCTGCCCCGTACATGCTTGCACGAGTGAGAAGTTTCCCATTGATTTCGGTCGTCCCCATCATGATGCCAATCGCAGTCGAGTTCAGATAAAGGAAAAAAGCCAGGATGACCAGCAGGATCATTTCTGTATTGACCGGTTCTTCCTGTTTTTCGATGGCTACCATATAGGAGAGTTTCATTAGACGGCGAGACTCGTCATACCATTCCTGCAAAGAGATCTGTTTGGTGATGTATCTCTGCATGAGCTCGCGCATTTCATTTCGTATTCCGTTGGTAAAACGGTATAGATCAAATGTTCCGGTTGTGGGGACGTATTTCTCCCAAAGTATCCTGAGTGACCGTCTTTCTTCATCACTGAGGGTGATCAACCAATTCTCAAGTTGGTCACGTGATAGTACCGTGACGATTCCTCCCTGGGCAATTAGATTATTTCGACGCGGCCTCGCCAATGGTAACGGCCTTCTTTCCTGGTCGCGTGATGGCGTGGTGGGTGATTCACCCGAAGATATCAAATCATACTTTGGGTTTGGCTTCGACGGTGCCATCTGTTTCGTCTTTTCCCGGTCGATTTCCTACTGTTCCGGTGGGAGTGGGCAGAATCTCTGTGCCAGCTATCGTTTCTTCTGATCGTGGAGGCAATCCGATAATTGATCTCCATTCATCTGGACTGATAACCAACTCCGGGGCACCATTTGTAGCACGGAACGCCCCATCACCCACATCCAAGGCAATTTTAGCTTTTTCTCCCATTGTCAACTCATAAAGTTCTGGCCAATGGATGTCAACATGTCCAGAGGTTGGCGGTGGAAGAATTTTATGTATAATGCACCAATATATGAATGGTCTCAAGATTTCCGGTTCAGCGAAGTTCGTCTGACGAGAGGTAATCCTTCCAGCCCATTGGCGCAGATCCTGAGTAGAGGCCAATTCACCACGCTCAGATCCGTATAGGATTCGTTTAGGAATTCCCAGGCTGGCAGCCAGATCATCCGCCAACACGTCGTAAGTATCGCGCACGGTAATTGTATCGGTCCCCAAATCTTTCACGTCCGCAGCGGTGAGTCTTAGGTATCTTTGCATTCGGTTTGCAAAGGCGGTCATCTCGGCTTCAAGGTTGGCCATTTCTGGAGAACCCTCAGCAGGCATTTCTGCCCCTTCTTTTGCAGAGATGATAATTCCTTTGAATAGACTCAACCAGGCGGCTTCTGCGGCTCCTCCGGTCACCTTCTCAAAATCAAATAATCTATTTAGAACAGTTTGCAATCTCGGTCGGCCATAAACACGTGACCCTAAACGGTTCTCGGAAACATGAATCACACGTGTATAGTGAACAAATTTGGATTCTACCGTACCCTCATCAAAGTCCTGGAATTTGATCGAGTATTTTTCTGGCATTCCGTAATGGGGATCGGTATTCTGTCTGACCCAAGAAGAAATTGCAACCTGGCTTTCATCATAGGCGGACAAGAAAGCCAGTGCGCTATCATTGGCAGGCGTATCATAATTTCCAGGTGCCCCCAAAAATAGAACCGCAAACTTCCCCAGGCCGCACATCACATCGACTTGGCGAAATATTTGCCAAATCTTTAGTTTGTCGGCTAATTCCTGCCATCCTTTCAAGAATGCCGAATCCTTGGGTGTATCTGAACGTTCCTTTCCATCCACAAGGATGGGTGGTTTTCTCCAGGTATCATCAGGAAAGATTTCCACGCACCGGGTGGCCAATCCCATCCGGTCGAAGAAAGTCCGATAAATATCATAATTTGGATTTCTTTCATATCCAAATGAATCGTATAAGTTTCTATCCCCATTGAATTGTTGCCCTAATCTGGAAGCCAACATCGCTCGACTTACCAGAGATGCATTTTGAAAAAGAGCCATTTGCTCTTTATTCATAGTTGATTTTAGAGAAGGTTGCTTTTTAGTTTCAACCTTGGCATTGGTCTTGACTTTGGTACTGGCATTACTATCAGTTTTTTTCATGGTGCCCTTATCTTGAGCCCCACGTCCCTACAACCTTTTTCTTGGCTGTAAGTTCGTTGAATGAGCCACTTGACGCGTCCATTATATCATCGTGTGTCATATCGGGTTGGCCGTGCATGTGGTTGAGCCATAGATTATTCCAAAAAGGATTGTAAAAAAGTTTTACATTCCCGGCTTTAGATTGGGAGGCAAGTTCTTTGGCCCTTACCGTTTTTTCACCGTGTGGAGGAACGCCCTCAGCATCATATCCACGCAACATAGTAACGATATGATAGGAATCTCTTTTCCCAGATGCCCCGCCTTCTTCCTCCCATCTTACCCGGCAATGATGACCATCCGCCTCAGCGGTTTTATACATCAAATTATCGGCATCTGCTGGAGCAATCTGTTTTGCGACACAATCCATTATTATGTACAGATGATTATGCGGATAATAACGCATCTTAATTCCGGCAGTAAAGTCTGGATCTTTTTTGTTCAGTTCTTTCTTTGTGGCAGCCAGATCCCAAAAGCGGACCTCAAAATAAGGGAAGGCAGGAAGTTCCTCCTCACTAATCACACTGAACCAATCTCGGTTGAAGATTTTGCCGGCCTCTGGTTTCACCCTCCAGTTTCCCCCACGAGCCGGATCACCCAACAAACGTTCACGGGTAACGAAATCCTCCGCCATCAATTTGGCCAGATAAAGAGGATCTTTTTCCAGCAGGATTGGATTATCGAAAATAGTAGATAGAATGAAAGTGACTGATAGAGGGTGGACCTGTTTTGGATCGTCCTTTGGTAAATTGAGAACACCATATAATTTCACACTCTCATCATAGGAATCTGCCCATAAGATCTCGTTGTCGCGCCGGATCATCCAACGGATGACACCACTTCGTTCTGGAAGGGCATAACCATCATCCCCGATCCACCATTCCAGGAAACCGTGTTTGATCGGCTCGAAGTCGCACAACCAACCTGGCTGCGGGTTACAGGCGGCCCGCACATAGGGTTTTACCCCGCAAGTTGACCTGTTTCGGGTTAGCATATAGAAAAACTGATTTTCCGTGAAGGTTTCAAGCTGGTCGAATTCGATCAGTGGGATCTGCGAACTTCTCCAAGCATACACGTCATCTTCAAATTGAAGATGACGGAAACTGATTTTTGCCCCACTTGAAAACTTAAAATAATAGTTATTGGCGTTCGGTGTGGCCCCCAGCCCCAGGAATGGATATATTCTCCCCGCCTCATCCCAAAGACCTCCTTCATTCAATAATTCTGGAGTAGTACGACGAAAGAGAACTGCACCAAAGCGCTTATTGGAAATGTGCCGGCAAGGTTCGGCCAACAAAGCCCAACTTTTTCCACCACCTGCTGCACCGCCAAAGACAGCTATGTCGGCTGGCGAAGATAAAAATTGAACTTGTTTCGGTTGAGGACGAAGTTCGTTCATTCCTTCACCTCAGGAGTTGGCAACGGCAAAATGATCTGGACCTTTGCAAATCGGCGTTTGGTCATCTGAATATAATCTGGATTGAGATCACAACCAATATAATTGCGGCCATATTTGATTGCCACTACACCGGTGGTTCCGGCTCCATTGAAAGGATCTAAGACTGTATCTCCCATTTTACTACCGGCCAGAATGCAACGTCTGGCCAACTCTTCGGGATAGGTCGCAAAGTGCGCGCCTCTATATGGGTGGGTTGGAATAATCCAAACGGTACGAAGGTCACGACCGAGAGGGTTATATTGGCGATTTTTCATGGTCATCGGTGGACGTGCCAGGCCATCACTACGATCTGTCCATTTTCTTTCCTCATATTCTTCGCGACTGACTCCACTCTGCCCTTTGAAACGGTCGGGAGGTCCGGCCTTATCCTGATGGGGTTCTTTCACAGCATCCTTGTCATAATAATAACGCCGCGTTTTAGACAACAAGAACACATACTCATGTGATTTTATTGGTCTATCTTCTACCGATTCGGGGTTCGGATTGGTTTTGTACCAGATAATATCTGAACGCAAATACCAACCATCGTCGCGGAGCGCGAAGGCCAACATCCATGGAATCCCCACCATGTCTTTTGGTTTCAAACCACCCATTGAATTCTTTTTGGAAATGACACGATTTACATTGGGACGTTGTCCAGCGTATGCGTATTTACCGGCCTTGCGTCTGGACCAATCTCCAGCCCCGCCAGATCCAGCATAACTATCACCGATATTGAGCCAAAGAGTGCCATTGTCTTTTAGAATTCGTCGAACTTCTCGAAATACCTCCACTAGGTGAGATATATATTCCTGCGGCGTTGGTTCCATACCCAACTCGCCATTATCGATTCCTATGCCGTATGATCTCAATCCCCAATACGGAGGGGATGTTATACAACTTTGAATCGAACAATCCATTATTGGTATTTTCAGAGCATTTGATCTGATTATTATGGTACTCATGATATAATGACTATATCTCACTGTATGGGTGTTTGTTATGAATGAAATCGAATTAGCTTACATCGCTGGAATTGTTGATGGTGAAAGTTATATTGGCATAAAACGTATAACAACCCTCAAGAATGGTCGAGTTAATCCAACCTACCAAGAACGTATACAAATTCGGATGGTAGACGAATCGGCGATAAAGTTCATCGCAGAGAATCTTGGCGGAAATTATTATGCCGAGAAATCTCATTCTCACAAGGGTCGTCCTCTTTTTTGCTATCAGGCATCCGATAAGAAAGCCGTGAAAATCCTTACAATTCTTCTTCCATATCTCAGAATAAAAAGTCCTGTTGCCAAAAAAGTGATGGCGTTTAGAGAGATGAGAAACAATCCAGAAAAAGTGGCCGTGAAAACAAAAATGCGTAACAGATGGGGAAAAGAAATGGAATTTACTCGATACAGATTTTCAGAAGCACATATTGAACGATGCGAAAAATTTTGGAAAGAATGTTCGAATCTCAACCATGGCATTTCATAGATTCGCTTCTTTTTGTGTTTTCCTTTTCTGACATTTTGATCAATGGCCGGAGAATTCAAAACGATTGGTCGTCTTGAAACCACATTCTTCGATGCAATGATATTTTTGCGCCGCCAGGGTAAGCAACAAAGGGGCGATGAAGTTGTCTAGGTTTATTCTTTTCACTTTTTACTTTTCCTTTTCTTCACTTCCAGCCTTCTCTGTTTCTCATCTTCTTGGTCTTTGAGTCGCTGGAAAAAGGTGGCAATCATGGCCGGACTCGTTCCTTGCTTATCGGCCTTCTTGATCATCCTCAGAATATACTTTTTGCGGAACGCCTTCTTGAGTAGACATTGCCCGATGCCAATGAGAGGATCGAAAGTATTATCCTCGAGTGCGCGGGTCGAACGCGTCATCATACCATCTGCCCAAAACACGAGTGTCACCCGGTCACGAAAAATAATCTTATCAATCTTTGGGATCGCCAGGCCGGGATGAAAGGCAAATTCTTTTAATTCATCCTCTAAAATATTTAGAAGTTCAAGATCTCCGGGACCGAGAGGATTTATGGTTCCGCCGGCCGCTTTTTGCTTGTCGAAAAAGTGTTGGATGGGAAAAAATCTTTTGTCAGACATTTTATTTCTCCTTTTGAAAAGTATTATCTCCCAGATGTTCTTGTCCTGGGTGAATGATTGCAAGTTTTTTGGCCCGTTCCAACGGACCCGCACATAGGTCAATATGTTGGCCACGCTCACCTTCGCGCTCGATCTTGATCACGTTCACACCAAGACTCCTAGCAGTCTCCACCAGACGATCTTTATCCATATCGAACAGATGGGATATGACTGGATAGCGCCGGAAAAGGAAATGGCCGGAGTTGAATGTGTGCAGGTGCAGGGCCTGGCCACCTTCCTCCGCAAACTTGATCGCCTCTTTCAATTGGGCCATCTCAAAAAGACGCATTTACATCCTCGCCACATTTCAAATATAGTTTGACATACGAACGACAAAGATGCCAGGATAAAATCCGCGTCATCTGACGTTGACGATATTCATCTATTTTCCATGAGTTCAGGCGTGGGGCCGGGACCTTCACTTCAAGAGGCCATTGATCTCCTAGTCTACTGATGAGAATCCAACCCGCTTTGGGGGGCGGTTCGATCTCAAAGTCATAGGTCACATACCAGAAATAAGCCGGTGTATGTGACGCATCACCAATCCAGTTGTGTTTACGCTTTTGCGCATCCGCCTTGTAATCGTAGATGTTCAACTTGATCTCAAACTCATGAACCAATCCAGAAGCAGTAATCGAAATCAGATCAGCTTCCCAAAAAAAGAATTGGTTGCTGTTAGGGATGATACCGACATGATGTTTCTTAACCATCAACCAGCGCATGAGGACGGCCTGGAGATGTGCTTCGGTCACTTTCATTTTCGCACCCTGCCACAAACCTTACAGACCAATTCGCCCTTTACCACTTTGTAACCATGGAAACCCTTACATGAGCATATTCCACGAGCTTCTTGGTTTTTCTGTTCCATATCCTGACCGGCATACCGTTCTAAAAAGTATCTTTCGATCTCAAACAACCAGGCAATCATCCGATCATTGGCAGTCATCAGAGAACGGCGGATACGCGATATCATCCGTCTCAACCAAAGCCAGATCCACCTTCTCTTTCGTTCACCTCTAAATCTTTTTAGCATTTCAACCTCTTTCGGCAATAGGAGCAAACTTTATTTCCAAGTTCGTCAAACTCGATAGGCATGGGAGGATCACAAGTGCAATAGATGTTCACCGGTGCCAAAGGTTTTTTGAATAACCGTAGTGCATCCAGTAATAAAAGGAAATCTCTCCGCGCGTTCCCAGTCAACATGGAAAGGAACTCTTTCCATTCTGGCAAAGAAGCGCGAAATTTCTTGAAATGGATCGGATATTCTTCTGGAGGTCGACCGCGTCGCGGGGTGATTTTTTTCATGGTGTTTTCTCTATTCTATATTATTTGTAATACCGATCCCATTCCTTCGCGGCTTTGCGGACTGATCTTTCCCATTCCTCCACAGAGTGGGTTTTTGCATTTGCCAAACAGTCTGCATAAATCATTGCTCCCCAAAGAATGAGCAATATCAAGATAACAATCCCCATGATTACGAAACTGGATGTATTCATTGGCATCATGATTTCACCTCTTTTGATTCCGGTATATGATCAAAATTCAGACTGGAGAATGACACGTGTCTAATCCATCTTCCATCGAGAGCTATTAGGGTAAGAGTTCCGTGCTTAAATAAGATTTCAAACTCTGTGCCGGCTGGGAATTTCTCGCCGCCATGTGTAAACATGTCATAGCGGGCGAAGGCATGATAATTCTGCAATTCCTTGAGGGTCATCTGGCTAAACGGTTTCAGCCTGGGAAAAGACAATTTATCATTCCGGCAAGGCTCGTTGCCAAGTATATAATGCACAGACGTATGTCCGTCATCATAAATCTTTACCATCTTTCTACAGGAAGGGCAATTGCCCCATCTGGAATGTTGGCGCTTTCCCATCATGAGTTTCCTTTCAATGAATATGTTTTTGCGAGATCGGTTTTCGACATTACCATAAATCCGGTTGTGAAGGAGAATCTCCATTTTTCTTAGAATATTCATGAAGTGGTGGTTGTAAATTGGCCTTTTCTATATAATCTTTAGCGATCTCAAAATATTCGGGGGAGATTTCACAACCTAAAAAATTGCGATTATATTTAATACATGCTACCCCTGTTGTACCACTTCCCATGAAAGGATCCAGAATAGTATCACCCTCAAAACTCCAATATCGAATAAGCCAACTCATAATTTCTAAAGGTTTCTGTGTCGGGTGTGAGTGTTTATAATTCACGTCGGTCATAAAATAGTCAGGCGATTGACCCAATCTATAATTAAAATGATGCCCCTCGCCCTTATTTTTGGTTGCGATCAAAAATTGTTCAAGACCATTTTGCCATTTCACGCGGCGTCCTTGAGGAGCAGGATTTTTCTTTACCATTGCTCCAATATGCCTAACTTGAAATCCATATTTTTCTTGTAAATAGATTCCAATTGACCCAAGATAAAGTTTGTCATAAAACATAATTAACACGCCATTAGGAGTAAGTAATTCTACAAACCGGTCAATAAAGTCCTTCCAACCAATTTTATTTCTATCCCATTCTCCAAAATCCAAATTTATATCTGGACCTTTATAAATTGTTCCAGAACCACGGACAATTCTGGCACCTTCAACACTGACATTGTAGGGAGGATCAGTCGCAATGCAATCAATGCTTGCGCAAGGTAGAGTTTTCATATATTCGAGGCAATCGCCATTATGTAAAGCGAACATAATTTTCTCTGATTAGATTCCTATGTTTTCGAGAATGGTATCACAGAGGAATGACGAAATTTTGTGCTCGTTTATTTCTATCTCAATTATGGTACAGAAAGTCCTGTGATTATTTTCGCCATCTTTTCGATCAGGATAGTGGCTATCATCATCCCAAAATATTCATCTTGATTGATCAGGTCTTTTATTCCCAATTCCGTTGAGAATGCTTTCAATATGATTTCTGCCGTTTGTAAATTGAATGGAATGGTTGTTATATATGTTTCCAGAAACTTTTCTATTTCTGGCATTATTTTTTGAAATTTTTCTCGTTTATCATTCATCGCTTTAACCTAATGCGCATAGTTATGTCGGCATTCACTTCAAAATCGCGTCCGTTGGTTCATCGCTCTTTGACAGAACGTCCCTACCCAACTCGGTCAAGGAATATCTCGCCTTCGATCCCTTGACCAACCACCGGTCAATAAGATTCTGTAGAATGGGACGCAAGGTAGATTCTGAGATGCCACCCAGGTCCCCAGCAATATCTATTCGGTTAGAATGAGGCCGTTCATCAAGATAACGCAGAATGCGTACATCCGCATCATCTGGAACAGATACCCTCAGAGAGACAACCCGGGCAACTCCTATTTTCTCACGCAATGGTCCAGGAAGATGATGTAAACCGCAAGCATCGTATTCTGCGGCGAGGACGACAAACTCACCCAGGTCCGCATTGGCGACGATCAATTCATCCAATTGTTTTCCGAGCCTGGCAATATCATCTATGCGCCTTTTTGTACGAGTCGAGATCTTCCTATCCCATGAACCTAAATCTGTCATTTTTCCTACTTTCCAATCAACGGCACGACCGTCCGATGTTTCTCACCATCACTCTTGAGTTGCCAGGTCCATTCCACACTTGCCTCATCCCATTCCCACAGCCTCAAGGCACCCTTTGCCGGCACCGGCCTGATCAAAGCAAAAACATCTTCAAGAGTCCACATGAACCGTCCGTAGGAATAATCTCCAAAGTTCCATTCATTACCAAGAGGTAAATCTACACCTGGCACAATCTTGGCCACATCAGTCAATTCACACGTGGCAACTACCTCTCCCAGCGGTAGGTCGGCCAGCTTTCTGTAGCCAGCAGGTATCAGGACTCCCTGAAAGACGGGATTGAAAAATATCTCACGAGCATACTTCGGGAATCCTTTCGCCGCATGGATGGCCAGTGGACCCCGGTAGGAGATAAGCCAGGAACGAGTCTCAATTTTTTTCGCGCCGATTGCCACTAATGTTGCCCACGGTTGAGTAAGGGTTAGGGCCTTCATTGAATTTTCTCCTGTGACAAATATTGAATTGCTGCCAAAAGTCGCCGTGGATCGTCTTTGAAAGCACCCAAACCGGCATTACATCTGAAGCATAAAATTCCGCGTATCCTACCAGTCAAATGATCATGGTCAACATGGGGATAAAATCCACGTTTATCTTCAATTGGATCTTTACAAATTGCACAAAGATTACCCTGTTTAAATAGAATTTGTTCCGCCTCCTCAAGTGTAATCCCAAACTTTTTCAGGAGATGATGATTTCTTTTGTGCCTTGCTGTTGCAATGGGATGCTTTTGTTGCCATTCGTCGCCCAATTTCGAAAAACAACTCAGGCAAACATATCTGTAATCTGGCCTCATTTGAGAGATGGGTTTTTCGATGCCACAACGTTTACACCGGATGAGGCATTGGTCAATCTGATAATCAATATGCTTTCTGTAGGCAACTCGTACTAAGGAACTATTTTTCCAGTTACCACCTTGCCATCCACAAATACAACTAACATCCCACCCTCCTCGAGGAGGGCGTTTAGCAATTGGAGATGGGTCAATGGCAATAATTGCTCTCCGATGTCCTTTCATAGCTCGTCCGTTTTTCATATCTTGCGCACCGCCCAGCGCCGGTCCTTCGTGCAGTATCCGAATTTTCCCTTCGGTGCATGGCAGTCAGGACACTCGTACAACTCCAGACGCAGCCAATGTTTGGCCGATGCCCGCTGCACCTTATCCCGTTGGTCACGATGGAATTGAGCAGGTGTCATATCCGACTTGGGAGGTTTCCAGGTGGATTTATGTTTGTGCAGATAGTGTTTCTTGGTCGGACTCATGCCATTCATCTTCTTCTTATGCTTCATGTGCCGCGCGCGGCTCAGGCTCCCTGCCCGAATCGACCATGTCCGGCCATTCCACGCTGGCCACCCCCTCCATGTATTTTCGATTGGATTTTACAAACAGTCCCGGTCCCCCCGCTCGAACCTTATACCCCTGCGTTTTGTACCAGACCGCCCTTTGGTAGGCGCTTGGCAGATTCCAGCTAAACACAACGGACAAGTACGCCGTGTCTCCCTCTATCCATTCCGCAATACCTCCCGACCAGGCCATGATTTCAGTATACCCGAAATTGCCCACCTGTCAAGGGAAAGTCAGACTTACTCCAGACTTACAACCCACAAAGACCGGAACATTCTTCATCCCATAGTCTCATCTGACCTTTTTGCTCCTCTGTTCTCAAATCAACCTGGGTGAGTGGGACACGGGCCGGGTGGACGAACAAATCATAGGGGGGACGAACTTTACGGATTGCGCAATCAACCTCAACGGCTTCTGCCCAATCTTGCGGTATGGATTTTATCATGCGCCATTCTGCAACACTATGATACGGGCAGAACGTGCAGGCAGATTTAGACGGAATTTCAAGCCAGCGGGATTTCAGCCAGGATTCACAATCATGCCGGCTCATCCCTTTTTCGATCAATGGCCAGCGGTGAGTGATATATTTCACATCTGACGGTCTCATTCGCACGACTTCATCCGTGCTTATCCCAATCCATTGCTCTATAGGTTCCCCGTTCCGGTTCGCTTGCAACCAGCGGCGAATAGCAACAATCTTCCACTGGTGGGTGCATTGCCTTCTCAGTTGCCCTTTGGTTCTCCCATTGAAAGTAAAAGCCGGTATGTCGGTCCACTGAGAAACGACTTGTTTGATGGTCTGTGCATCCTTGCTGATTACCGTGACAACCTTTACACCAGGCGTAAGGAGTGTCTTTGATTCCAGCCAGTCCGTCCATCGTTTCGCGAAGGCGTAAGTCAAACTGCTCTCATGGGTAGTGTCTGCGTGAATTGCCGCGTCAATCGGTTCAAGATCTCCCAGTGCAACCATTGCTGCCAATGTGAATGATTGCACACCCCAACCAAGTGATAAGACTTTCATGCGACAATCTTACCACAAGAGAATTCGTTCAAATCTTGTTTTTTAATTTTGAGAGAAGGGACTCGATCCAAAGTATATCTTTTAGCACATGCCCCTCGGGGTGGGCCGCCGCCCGCCGTCTATGCGCCGGGGCTAATTGGCTAATCGGACGCAATCGGTATGGTTTCGGTAATTGCACTTACCACAAACAAAGCCTATATAATAGGCATATCGCCCTTGATTGGGGGGGTATCTATGCCCTTGTCCTCCCCTTGCGCCTCTCCTGGCTCGTCCTGTGGGCTGTTATTGGCAGGCAAAGCGGGCGGGGCGTCCTTGACCGTCCCCTCGATCACGTCCTGGGGCGCGTCACGTTGATTATCAGGCAGGTAAATGTGTATATGCTCCTCGACTGGAGGCCCAGGTGGGGCGTCCTGGACAAGCCGCCTTATTCTGGCGAGGGTATCGAGGGCATCCTTTGCGCTATACATCTCGATACGAAGCCCCCCACCACGAGCCGGGGTGATCGCCTTGACCAAATACCCCCGCTTCTTTAGCATCTCCTCATCTATATGTGTAACCTGATGCGTGAGAGGCTGCCCATCCTTCATGACTATTGCCCCCTTGTTGTCTCTGATTGGTTCCTCGGCAAGGATGATGAACTCGGACGCGTCCGCCCTTGCCATCTCTCCCAGCCGGTCGATAATCTCTTCAACCTCCATCGCCCGCTTGTCGAGTTCTGCCCGAAGTATGGCACGTATGTTAAGATTTGCTAAGAGCGCAGCCGCCGAGGCGCGCGCGCCGTCGTATGTGGTATCTGGATATACCTGCATGTAAGCCCTGGTCGCATTGAGACAAGCAAGATAAGCGACAAGGAACGCCGCTTGTTTTGGGGGCAAGTCCTGGATAGTAATTGTCTGCTCGACTGGTCGATCAAGAGCGGCGGGGGAAGGTAAGAGAGAGGTCATTGACCGGGATTATACCACCTGGAAGATATGACAAAGGCCCTCCATTTTGTCGCCGCTTTTGCAACGATAATGCAATGTTACTGCCTCCCCTGGCGTGCTACATTGGAAGCGGGGGTCGGGGCAGTCTGCCCCGGCACAACTGACCAGCGAAGCGAAGCGGGCGGGGGGTAGACCGGGCGACGCGTAGACCTTACGCCGCACGATGGATGACGATACCAGGCGGCGAACGGCCCGGAGCTAGTGACGGACTAGTAGCACACACGAGTACGCAGACGGCAAATATCCCTCTATGGATGTAACGGGATAGCCGGATACCGTGGGCAGGCGGACAGGGGGCAGTGTACTGACACGTACTTCCGGTGTGGCTCATAGAGCCACGAGAGTACGAGCGGCGACAGTGTGTACCTATGAGATAATCAGCGGTTGCGGCAGGATGTGAGACTGACGCGCCGAGGGGTTGAAAGAAGGATGATACAGGCAGGCTGGGAGACTATCCCCCGCCTGCCTATGCTTTAGGCTGGCCGGTGACGGACGATTACCCCGGCTGGCATGACTAGGACAATCCGCCCATGTGCCCTGATACCCATACGACCTAGACGGGGACACTGTGAGACGGTTTTAGACTGGAGACCATCCCCCATGACTACCAACCCGAAGATTTCCGATAATGTTAAGTACACTATACCCCCGGCTTGGAAGTGTGCGCAATGCAGGCGGAAATTACCCACCCGTGGCAATGTATGGGCGTGGCGATACGCCAAACGTCCTATGACTGGGGATAGTAGCGGTTATATCTGCGACTCATGCGCTGATGCACGTGAGGCCGGGATAGACTACTAATCGGGTGCATACCCGTTCCCGGAACTATACTGGAGGTGATTCCCATGATACGGAAAATCAGAACACAGCGAACCACGGGCGCACAAAGAACAGGACAACGAATAGCGATCACCATTACAGACCGGAGACAATCGCAAGCTGTGTATACCCTGACCGATTCCTCCCTGGTGAGAATCGAGCGGCTAGCAGTTCAGAAAACGACGCGCCGTTTTACCTCGTTATGCGGCGTACCTATCATTGAAAACGATTACACGTTCTAACCGCAAGCCGGGAATCCACCCCCGGAATCATTCAGGAGGTAGCAAACGATGACTCCAAAAGCAGACAGGGCAATGCAGGAGGTTGTCCGTAAATTTGAGACTGGCGAATTGTCCGAACTTGTCAAGATAATCGCCTTCCAGATTCCGGCCTCATGGCCTTCCGCCTCTTGGTCGATGGGCAATAAAATGCTCGCCTATGTCCAGGCTCGCACGCTGAACGCTCGCGGATTTCATGCCTGGCAGGAAGTAAAACGACAAGTCAAAACCGGGACACATGGAATCTTTATATGGGCCCCTCGTATGGTCAAGGATGACAAAAGCATCGAGGGGAAAAGCAAGTTAATCGGATTCTTTCCGGTCGCAGTATTCCCCATTGACACGACCGAGGGCGAACCCCTCCCGGATGATATGACGCCGCGAGAACTCCCGCCCCTGTATGATGTAGCCGCCCGCCTGGGTATATCCGTCTCTTTCGAGCCCGTCGCACCTGACCGCCTGGGGGATTATGGCAAGGATAAGCTAAACCTGGGTACAGATGACCCGCGGGTATTCTGGCACGAACTCGCACACGCTGCGCACGAGAAAACAGACCCGGACTATAAAACCCGGTCGACCTCATATAAAGAGACTGTCGCCGAATTTACCGCTTGTGTATTAGCGACTCTTTACGGTTACGACTATACGGGCACAACGTGGCAATATCTTAAGATGTTTTCAGATGACCCTCTCAAGTCCATCATGAAAGCGGGACACCACATCGACCAAGTATTGAATCTGATATTCCCCCAAGAAGCCGGGAGTCTATCCCCGGAATTATCAGGAGGCTTTTGACCATGAGTACAGCATATCCCCCAACGTGCAAACCAGAATTGCCCTTCGATAATGTAAAAGAAATCGGATGCTTGCCCCCCGAACCGCCCCTTCGATACCGCGTCGTATATGATGACGGTACGGGCTGGAAAAACGAGGGGATGACCGAATTTCACGAGGCCGCGAAAGACTGGGCTGCTGACTTGCTATATCATGAGCAAATTCAGCGGGTGGCCGTTGTGAATAACGAAGGGTTTATCCAGTGGTGGCTTGACAAGCAAGGATTGGTCGACTTCTTCCTTGCTCAAGTCAAAGCAATCATGCCGGGCCTTCGCCCGCCTCCGACTCCGCGAGAAGAAATCTCCCTGGAGGCCGTGGTTGCCTATCTGCGAGCCGATGAAGAAAAAGATTATGAGGCGTGTGAAGAGGACGCCACGCGAGACAATCACATCCATAACAGCGTTCTTGTCCTTGAGAAGTATTTGACCGGGGATGTGCCACAATGAAAACGATATTATATCGTGATCGAATGGGCGGCCCTCTTCGCCAGTATGTTAGTCCCGGTCAGGAGCCGCGCGCGGCACATTTCCGGGCTCATCCGCTCCACGGTAACCATCGTGGAGTAACACGAAGGAGTCAATTATGCACAGTCCTACCCCATATACTATTCAACCAATGCAGGAAAATTACCACGGATACGCTGACTGGACTACCGCCAACATCCGAGACGCGCGTAATTGTCACGTCGCAACCCTCGGAGAGGTAGACCATTTGACCGGAAAGGAAACCAGAGAGACAGCGGAGTTTATGACTCGTGCCTGTAACACTCACGCCGCCCTGGTCGAGACCCTGGAGGCAATGACGACCCACGCCGAGGCTATGGCCTCAATACTAAACTCGCGCGGCCTCCCCGCTTACTATCTGGAGGCAGCGCCGAAAATCAGCGCAGCGCGTGACATTCTGAAAGCGGCATCATGTCCTACGATCAACACGTGAAATGGTCAAAGAGACACCCACGAGGCACACAGCAACCCCTGCTACTTTCAACGGGTAGCGGTTTTTGGCCGGCTACAGCCTTCCTGGTCGAGGATTATTGGCCGTACCTCAAAGATTGTAAAACGAAAGGGATAGTGCCCCTTTCATGTCCAGAATTCTATAACCTGATGATTCGAAAGGTAAACCCATGACACAAACCGAATTCGACGAACAAGCCACAGACAAGAACACCGCCCTGAATAATCTCACAATGGCAATGTTGGCGTACTTCAATGGGGATGAATCGATGGGAGTCGTTGGCGGGTATGAGCTCGCGGCGGCACACTATGCGACCGCCGATGAAATCGAGCAGGCACGCATCAGCGCAAAGCACTACAGGGACACAGCCGACGAAATGCACACCCGGAGTTTGACTGGTCTCCCCGGTCGCGTCTACGCCCTGCTAGAACAAGGTGGCGCGCGCGCCTCACGCAGCGGGGCGTATTGGATTCGCTGTGATGCGAATCCCCTGGACGTGATCGACGGGCAGCCGGTCAAGTGTGTGTATACCTCGAAAGTCCCCACCCACACCCCCGGCCCGTGGGATGTTGACGATTTATTCGGCGATACTCACATTACAGCGCAACGCAATGGCGAACCCTGCAACGTCGTGACGGGGATGTATGATGAGGAAAACGAACCTACCCTTGAAGAACTCGCCGCAAATGCCCGCCTGATCGCCGCCGCGCCGGAATTGCTGGAAAAACTTGGTGCAATCCTGCCCTATGTCGAGTCCGAAGTCTACGCCCTGGAAAAGTCAAAGAACGATGACGAGTCCGAGGCGGCCGCGGAGCAGGCTGCGCAAGAGTATATTGAAGCCTGCGCCGTTTACAATCGCCTTGTAGAAGGAAGGTAACCAATGCCACGGAAACCACGCCCCACACGTGAACAGAAGCAAGGCAAGAACCCGGACGGCATACCGACCGGGAGCAGTCGCTACGCGGCAAAAGTAGAACGCCGCCGTAGGCTGGCAGTCTCTCAAGGTGTACCCGTTGCGCCCCTTCCCATTCTGACAGGTGCCGCGCGCGGCTCACGGGAAGAATTACCGGAGGTCCCACAGGATAAGCAACCGGGCGATCCCCTGGAGGACCCGGTCAACCTTTACGAGGGATATAATGACGTTCCCTGGTGGCTCAATATTTGACTTCCCCGCCTGCCCCCGTGCCCTTGTGTGGCACGGGGGCAGAATGGGCGGCACAAGTTCCACCCCCCGGCATAGTCCGGGCCTTCTCGCCGTTGGCATAGTCCAGCAGAAAGGTACTATCATCATGAAAGCACCATCAGATTTTGTCAGAATCATCGACAGGAAGCGTTACTCCGTCAAAACCGCTACCCTAATCGCAGATAATGCGTACTGGGACGGTCACAACTTCGAGCGATCCGGGCGTAATACGTTTCTCTATCGCACGCCTGGCGGCGCATACTTCGAGGTCAATTTGACTCAATGGCAAGGGGAACGCGATACCCTTATATCCCTCTCCCGCGATGAGGCCATCGAACTGTACGAAAAGCTCGACGATGTGGACGCCGTATCGTTCGAGCTGGCATTCCCCGGTATCGAAGTAAAAGACGCTTGACGCTTGTCTAGCGCGACAATTGAAGGCCAGGAACGCCGCCCCTTTGCCCCAGGCGTGACAATCGGCAGAGACCGATATATCCCCCGTTTCATCGTCCCGATGTCCTTCGGGATTCAAAATTCCAAGAAAGGAAGGAATAGTATGACCATCATTCCATTTAGCACCGGATACCGACCGCGTGAGGGAGGCGCAATTGAGTTTCTACCTCTCTCCATGTTGGCCGCCATTGGGACACTCAATAAAGCGCTCAAGGCGGACAAGGAAAAGCCGGCCGACCGTATCAGCTTCGACGGCGGGATTTCTGCCGTCCATGCGGCTACTTTCATCGACCTGCTTCGTCTGCGGGTGCCGCGCGCGGCTCATGGCGGGGAATCCTCTTTCATTCTCACCCCCAGCAAGAATACCCTATATCAGAATAATTCCAACAGCGCGATCATGGGCAGAGCAATCATCTGCACCGGATATTATCTGTGGGAATCTGCACCTGGCACATCCTGTACCACGCATGACTCCTGGAAAGCCTTCCTACGCGCCAAACCGGTTGAAGATGTGGCGCGCGCGGCTCATGTGCCACGCGTGGCTCATGTACAGACAGTCGCCGCCTGGCAGGCCGAACCAGTCGAGCCGCGATATATTCCTGATCCCTGGCTACAGCGCGCCGTATCCAAAGACCCAGTGCGGCCTGACTTCGGGAAAGTCGGAGGAAATATCGCCACCGATGGCTACCGTATTCATTACCGGCGTGATTTGGAACAGCGCGAGTATCCGCGGCGGGAGCAGGTTGAAACCCTGCTCGCCTCAGCACGGCGGGCACAGAATACAATCGTCCACCTCAGCGCGGCTGCTTTACGTGATCTCTTGAAGGTCTGTAACCGTGCAAAGAAGATGAAATCCTCCCTGCATCTGTCTTTCAATGGCAACATTGAATATGCCTTTGAAGTATCACAATATAGTGATGATGAAACCATGTCCACCGGCAAGATTATCTCTGGTTATTATCACTCCGGGGCAGACGTTGATGTAATTCTCAATCCAAAATATCTGGAGGAAGCAATAGACAAGCCAACGGACAAAACATGGATACTCGTCGGCGCGGGGAAATCATACGTCTACCTGACCGATGGGATATGCCGCGAAGCATTGATTGCCCAGCAAAATTAGCTTTTAGCCGGGCTGCGCATGGTATCAAGTAACCCGGAAATGCTGTCATAATTATCACACCATTCTTTTGGATTTTTATCTTGTTTACTAGAATTACACGAATGACAAGCCGGAACAATATTATCCAATGTGGTTTGACCGCCTTTAGAAATGGGAATGAAATGGTCGGCAGTAATTTCTTCGCCACTTCCACAATATACGCACATATTGCCAAAGATTCTAAGAATAATGTTCCAATCCCCACCAGAAAGAATATGATGCCCTATATGCTTTCTTCGATTAGCTTTAGAACGAATACTAGAAGCCTTTCCTTTATCTGTCATTCTATATTGCCGATCACGCGCCCTTTTATTTTCAAGATAATTGGAATCATTAGCTCGCTTTTCGGCAAGATGCAATCTCATATATTTATTTTTCCGAAGTCGCTGAGGTTCTGTTTTAATACGAACTGGTCTTGTCCTGTTGTAGACAAGATCACATTTTTTGCAATTACTACGATAACCTGACTTCATTTCTTTGGCTTTATAAAAGGAGGTCAATGGCAAAACATTACCACATTTAGAACATTTTTTCATATCCATAACCACATTATAACGCGCATGGTTACGCAGAGAAAATGGAGAATACTTCATGAACAGCAAAACAGCACAGAATGAACTTGTCGACCTGGTCGCTTCCGGCTACGAATGGATATGCCCACATTGCGAACTGCTCAATAAGGAGATCGAAGCCCTGGATATGGTGACCTGCTCAAATTGCGGGCGGACATTTGAAGCAAACCCTCCTGAACATGCCTTGCCATAGATTCAATCCTGGCTAGGTGGTAAGACGGTTACAGACGCGAACCAATTACTTGTTTGGCGAGGATCCAGGCAAAGCGGCCATCCTTGAGAGGGCTGAGGCTATGATTTCCAGCATGAATCAGCGCGTTTCTGGGACGGCTCGCGAGCCGTTCCAGCGCGTAAAGGAGGTAAATAACGCATGAAAACTTATATCCATCCAATCTATGGAAGAGGCGAACTTGTCTCACGTGCCGTCCATGATCAAGGAGAGACCCTGGAGATCATCGAGACGTATCGCTTCCCTGACCCGCCCGGAATGACCGGGAATCGCCGGAAGAAGGACGGCCCAGCGCGATCTGGCGGCATCATCCCGACCGCGCAGGTTATCAGAACCATTCCCAAAAAAGGAAGGTGACTTATGGGAGCGATGAAGCAAGCCGCAATCACAAATGGAGGAGGCGGCCTATGGACAATTGGGCCGAACAATCCTTACTTGAAAGAACATATCCGTGTAACCTGGCTGAAACCGTGGGGAGGCAAGCCAATAGGTTACACTATAAGCGGTGATCTGACTGCGACAATGGCTGTCAATGGGGGACGAACTCTGGTCGGCATCTTGACCGTCCGTGGCCCTTACGGGGCAAAATCTGTCTCCTGTCCGTGGAGCAGACATTATTTGCAGATCGAACTATGATCCTGATCTCGAAAGGAGTCGTCCATGTCACCCTATGGCAAGAAGAAAACCTGGCAAATGACCAGGAAAGAATTTGAGAAGGAAAAACGCTTCCGAAAGAAATGCAGGAATCTCATAACCGCCGAGGAAAAAGAGAGGCGGGCCATCGCGCGCGAAATTGGATGCCCAGTCGGTCATGTCTATGGCGTACTCGAATACATAGCAGACCTGCCCGATCTGATGGACGTCGACCACCGGGCCGAGGTCATCAAAGCCCTGCAACAGGGCAAGAATGTACCCGCAGAAGTATTAGCCGAATATCCTGACCTGGTTATTTCGGACGTTCCCAAAACGCCAGAGCAGGAACTATGCGCCGCTCCCAGGCCTCGTATGGGAGGGAAAGCAAGACAATGAATTCCTCAATTGTATCCCAACAATGGGCCGCAAGGCCCGACGACCAGCGGTTTCTGACCCTTTCTGCCCTGAAAGAAGCAGTCGCTACCCGTAGGGTACAGTCTTGGACTGGCACGCCTCGGGTGAGCGATCTGCGTGTCCTGCCCATGAACTTCAATGAGGGTCTGGCAGTACAAACGTATGACCCGATCCGGGGTGAAACAGTCAACCTGGTCCCGACGAATTGGGCATTCGGACAATTGTCCTCCTACGCCGGCGCCCCCGCTTCCTATCTGCGCAAATTGCCCCCGGAACTGGCGGCGATCAATCTCCAGTGGGGGCTGGAGCACGCCCCTGTCCGCGAGGACGCGCTGATGCTGGCGCAATCAAATGGAAACGAGGCCCTGCGAGCAATCACCTCCGCTTCCTATGGCCGCATTTGGGACGCCCAGGTGGTCGAAGCGGTCGAACGTGTCAATCAGGACGACCGCTGGAAAGTGCCCGTCGCCTCCTACAGCGCGACTAATCCTCTGCGCGCGACCACCCTGTACGCCTCCGACCGGGATGTGTTTATTTTCCTGGTTGACCCGGCCAATCCGATTGAAGTCGGCAATGAAATCCTCTTCCGTGGTTTCATCACGTGGAACTCGGAAGTCGGCTCGGCGGTATTCGGCCTGTGTACCTTCCTGTACCGCTATGTTTGCGATAACCGGATCATTTGGGGCATGACGGACGTGCGTGAACTGCGTATCCGGCACACGGGCGGGGCTCCCGACCGGTTTGGCTATGAGGGCCGCCGTTACCTCGAACGGTACGCAAACGAGAGCACGGCCAAGATCGTGGATGCGGTCAAGAAAGCCCAAATCACCGAAATCCCCAACAAGCAAGACCAGACGGTGGAGGAGTGGCTGCGCGAGCGTGGTTTCACCAAATCTGATGCAGCGGCCTCTATCCAGACTGCCGTTGCTCAGGAAGGTAAAGTCCGCTCCATTTGGGACATCATCAATGGCATCACTGCCTACGCCCGCAGCATCCCCCACACTGACATCCGCGTTGATCTTGAGACGAAAGCTGGCAAGTTGATGCAACTTGCCAGTGGGTGACCCTGGAGGCTCCATGACGATCAAATGCCCATTCTGTGGACAATTTGGGGAGGAGAAAACCGTCTGTAGCTTTTGTGGAGGCTCCATAGGCGAAGTATCCTCCTCGGAGGTGGCCACACCTCAAACGAAGCCAGATGCCCTTGAAGAAATCATCGTCGGCCCTCAAAATCCCCCATTATCTGATGAACAGAGAAAGAAAATCTTTGACCTCTGCCCGGAGGAATTGGGTGACACAAAGCAATCTGGCGGCAAAGATGACACGAGCGGTAAGAAAAAGTAAGAAATCAACTTCACACTTTCACACTTACCGGGAAAGTGTGCATCTGAATATTTAGTGGGTGGGTTAAATTCCCGCCCACGGAAAGGAATCTCAATGAAACATACCCTAAAAGGCGACGAAAGCCGCAACGTATGGCTAGACGGGAATCGCCTCAGTCCCGGCCCAAGCCAAAAACTTCGCAACCATTCCCCGGATGGTTTCAATTGGGGATATGGTGGTTCAGGTCCAGCGCAACTCGCCCTGGCGATCATATTGGAACTAACCGGAAAGGCAGATGGGTATCAGGACTTCAAGTGGCGCGTTATTGCCAGGTTACCCTATGGCCCATTCGAGACAGAGTTTGACTTGTGAAAGGAGTTACCAATGACAAACAAAATCAACGAAAAAGGCAAAAAAATCCTCCTGGTGACCTTCCTATGTCGCGCGATATCCAATGCCATTTCCTACGGTATCGCCCACGAGGAATTCCCCGAAGAATGGGATGAGGCAGAACTGCGTAGTCTGATTGCTGAATTGGCAATCAAGTTGATGACGTTCACCCGCGAGGACGCGACCCGCCGCCGTAACTTTGGTACTATCCTGGACAGTCTGCATGTCCCAACCAGGGCCGATCTGGAAGCGGGAATGGTACGTTCCTGGAAGGATCAAACAAACCAGTCTGATAAACGGGCTCAGGAACTCTTTCGGCAGGACACCCAACGCTACCGCCGTAAAGTCAAATTGTAAATCCATCCGATTCAGCGCGCCTTTTTGCCCTGCTGGTAGGCGGTAAGACCATCGATAGGAGATTATTGTGGAAACGAAGCATACACCCGGCCCGTGGAAAGTAGACCAGGCGCATTCGGGCAAAATCTCTATCACTGCACAGCGCAATGATGTGATCTGTGCAATCGCAGAAAATTTATATGACGAGAATAATGAGCCGACCATAGAGGAACTGACGGCCAATGCTCGTCTGATCAAAGCCGCTCCGATATTGCTGGATGCCGTACAGAAAGCCCTGGAAGCCTCCGAACATGCGGATATTACATTGATGGGCCGTTTAGAGGCTACAGATCATCCCAGCCATTTGACCCGCACTCTACTCAACGCGGTTTACCAGACTACCCGTGATTAGGAATTTTAGGAATTTCCCAATTTTCCTAATAAGATCATGTTATAATCCTCTGCGCGGGGCAGAGCGAATGGCCGCTCGCTTGGCTCATAACCAGGAGGGTGTGAGTTCGAATCTCATCCCCGCAACTCTGAACCAAAGAATCGAAGAGACTGTTGCCGAGGCTCATAGGGTAAAACTGCATAGAACCTCGGGGCCAGTAGACCAATAGAAATAACTGCCGAAAGGCGGTTTTTTTATTTAATATGATTATCACTTTCATAGACCTGTTTATCATGGAATATATTGTATTCATTGGAGGGCTTTTTAATTCGACCAGCCAGTTTAAGTCGTAGATATTCATCACTGATCCGAGAGAGTAAGACGCGGGAATCTTGGATCTTATTCTTTCGACGCTTACACTTATGGTAATATGCCCGCCCAGCGCGACGGTGCGCCTCTGCGCTTCCATCCTTCCGGCATTTATCACACCACTTCCGCCGCCCTCCCTTTTTGGAGGGAGGTAGAGGATCGCCGCAAGGACAAAAGCGTTCTTCGTCATCAAACATCATTACAGCGTCCGACATGATATTAACCATTATTCGCAGCGTCCGTAGAGAGCATCCCGAACCATACCAATACACTGATCAGGATTATCCTGTAACATATCCGGGGTAAACCGGAATACTCGCCAATCCAGAGCCGTGGCAGCATTATACTTTTCGAGGTCAGAGGTGTAATGGGCACCTCGTGTATGTGCGCCTCGAACAAATACCCCTCCTTCAATCTCTATGGCCACCTTCTGGTCCAGCCAGGCATAATCGAACCTCCATCTGCGCGTTGAAAACCGATATTCAGGGACTGGTTCAGCTTCTCCAGGCGCGACAGCGCGCCAGTAATAGAGAAAAATCGCTTTTTTATCTTGTTTCACCATGCTGGATATACCTCAGGATCGCCCTTATTTGTTTGGCTAGTTCAGAAGAATCTCCCCGAACTTTTTCGGAAAGTGCAAGATATTTCTCGCATATCTTCACCAGGCGTCGTAGGATTTTCGTCTCAGCCGTTTCCCCCTCGCGCCCGAGGAAGTGGTCATAAATCTGCGTGGGATTGGCTCGGTTTTCAAGAGACCACAAGAGCCGTTCCATTGTTTTTTCGTCATCCGCATACGGCCATTCTCCTCCCACCAGGCAGGCTGACAGCACGCTAAATGTGACCGGTTGTGGGAATTGCGGCAATTCTGCGCAGCGGTCAGCATCAAAGAACCTAGTGACTCGAATATAGGTGGCGATTCTGTCACGGGCCGATTCGACCGAGGCATAAAATCTTGTATATCTTCCTGGATGCGGAGTCCCATCCAGATCATAGCCAGCCAATTCATCCAGAAGAGCCGTCAACACAGTACGCAATGGCACTCTATCGTTCTCTTGGGAAAAGCGATCTGTCAGCATCCAACGATTGAGTATTTTATTTCCCTCGAACCCTATCGAAAATGAGTTCTTGTCCCTGTTCATGAACAGTTGGTCAAGGATAACATAATCATCATCGGGCAACATTTTGATTCCTAATTTTTGGCCAATCTCGATTTGATAATCATACCATAAAGCCAAATCTTCCTTCTTGATCTGCGAGTTTTTGAAAATGATAGCCATTATCCTTGACAAAATTATAGCGACATACTATACTGCCGTCAAGCATAGTATAGGAGACGATATGGCGATGAAGGGTTTGATAAACATCAAAGTTCCAGAAGAAATTCTTGAGATATTCAAGAAAGAAGCGGAGCGCCAAAGCAATCGTTTTGTAAAGGTGACTGCTGCCGCGTTACAACGGGAGGCACTTATTGAATACCTAGAAAGACACAATCTAATAACACGGGAAAATAAAAATGAGTAACCGATGTCCTAATTGCAATAAATTCGTTGGCCTGGAAGTCCAGGAGCCCGAGGAACAGTCTCTCAGCGTCAGCAATGAGGGATTGGTGGAGGCCGAAGTCCGGCTGGTCCTGGTCTGCGCAGAATGCTCCGGCGAGATGAAAGAAACCACCTTCAATTTCCTCGAGGAAACTTCCCCTGAGGCAGTCGAACATCTGGCCGCTCATGAATCAGATGAGAAACAGGAAGATCGGGAGGAATATGAATTGAGCGTGGAATGCTCCTGGGAAACCGAAGATTATTATAAGAACACTGACCGGAACGGGAATCCGATCACGTCAATGCGCTACATGAAGCACATGTACCAAATAACGGGGACGGTCACCATCACCTGTTCATGCGGTGAGACATGGGAAGTTAAACTCAAAGATGAGGTCCAGGCCAGCGGCATGGACGAAATCAATTGAGAGGGATAGAGCAATGACCAAAATAAATCTTGGGAAAAGTAACAGATCATCGGATATTTATATCGACTTGGATACCTTGCTCAAGACCAGACTACTCATACAGGCGAATTCGGGCGGTGGAAAAAGTTACACCATCCGGCGCATTGTCGAGCAGGCTGCCGGCGCTATCCAGACCATTATTATTGACCCAGAAGGCGAATTTGCCACGCTGCGGGAGAGATTCGATTTTATTCTGGTCGGAAAAGGCGGTGACACGCCAGCCGACACGCGTTCAGCACAGATGTTGGCTCATCGGCTGCTGGAGTTGAATACCTCAGCCGTCTGTGATCTTTATGAGATGAAAAGTGCCGAGAGGCACCGCTGGGTTCGCCTATTCTTGGAAGCATTGATCGATTCCCCGAAAGAACTTTGGCATCCCCTATTGGTGATTGTCGATGAGGCACATGCCTTCGCGCCGGAGAAAGGATCGGGAGAGTCAGAATCCAGCGAGTCCATTATTGCATTATGCACACGAGGGCGAAAACGTGGATTCTGCGCTATCCTTGCCACCCAGCGTCTTGGTAAGTTGCGTAAGGATGCCGCGGCCGAACTGACTAATGTTTTGATCGGCCAGACATTCATTGACATTGACTTGAAACGGGCAGCCGACGCATTAGGCATTTCAGGACCAGAGGCAAAATTATTCTATAATGAAGTGAAAGTGATTGAACCAGGCAACTTCTTCGCACTCGGACGTGCGATCAGCAAAGAACGCATCTTGGTAAAAGTGGGAGCGATCACGACTACTCATCCCGAACCTGGAGACACAAAATCTGCCTTGACACCTCCGCCGTCTCCAGAAAAGATCAGATCTCTACTACCCAAATTATCAGATCTCCCCAAGGAAGCCGAACAGAAGGCCATGAACGAGGCCGAATTGAGGAAACAAATTGGCGTCCTAAAAAAAGAATTGTCTATTCGCCCGACCGTTACCGTTCCACAGGTCGAGGAGAGATTGGTCGAGATCCCCGTATTTCAGCAAGCGGATCTGGATAGACTGGAAAGTGTGGCCACCGTAATGGGAGAAAAAGGTACAGAATTGGTGACAACCACACGTGCTTTGTTGGCCACAATGGGAGAAAAAGGCACAGAGTGGATAGCCGCCTCGCGAGTTTTATTAGAACAAATTTCCCAAGCCAGGAAAGTGACCAGACCCCTTCCTCCCACCCAAAACATTCAGATCAGATTGCCGGCTGATCCAATCAGGAGAGAGAATGCAGTCCGACCCGATACAGATGACTGGAAATATGCCGCGAATGGGAGGTTGCCGGTCGGCGAAGTGAAGATCCTAACGGCGTGCGCCCAATATCCAGAGGGCGTCACCCGTGAACAGTTGACAATCCTTACCGGCTACAAACGGTCCAGTAGGGATACCTATCTACAGAGGCTGGTGACAAAAGGTTTCGTTACCTTTACTCCATTCGGGGGACCGGTTTATATCACTGTTGCCGGCACCGAGGCTCTTGGTCCGAACTTTCAGCAACTTCCGACCGGTGATGAACTCCGGGAATATTGGCTGAACAAGTTGCATGGCGGGGAGGCGAAGATCCTACAGGTGATTTGCAATGAATATCCGAAGGAGGTCGAGCGGGAAAATATCAGCAATGAAACAGGATATGCACGTTCCAGCCGGGATACCTACCTGCAACGATTATCGGCGCGAAAATTGGTGGTAGTCACAGCCCCCTCACGAGTCAAGGCCAATGATAATTTGTTTGGATAGGATAAAATGATGGAAATGAGATTTTTTGTCAACCTTGATTGGCGCAAAAATCCATACCGCCGCCTCTATGGACTGCATTGTAATCCGTTTGGTTGGAATAGCCAGGAAACAGGTAGGAATGCCCTAAAATCGGGAATTCCCAAATCTCTCCTACGGCAATATGTTCCCATGTTAGGGTTGAGTATGGAAGTTGCCAATATTCTAAAGCGTGCAACCATCCCCAATCACAAATATTGGGTTATGGTCAATGAAACCAGTCTATTATTACAGGAGGCGGGCTAATATCCGCTCCAAAAGGAGATTCCGATGGGCGATAAAACGAAAGGTTTGATAGATAAGTTTATCGTGAAGCGCAGGGACGGTAGAGATGCGCCTGGTGAAAAACATGATGGTTGCGAATATTTTGTTTTAGATCTAACTCATGATATTTTTGCTATTCCAGCCATTGAGGCTTATATAATTTCATGCAAGGAAGAATATCCATTCCTTGCTGGTGACTTGCTGGCGAAGATCGGGGAGGCTTCCAAGAGATTGGGAGAAATCCCCGCTTGTAATTGCATCGAAAGAACCAATGAGATACTTCGCAAAAACAATACCAATACTATTCTTGAGGTTCCCGTAACTATAAATATGCAAACAGGCCAAGTTCTACCACCACGGTTGGTCATTGCAACAACAAAAGACGATACAACCAAGAAGCGAGGAAAACCGATTACTGTTTTCGTCACATATTGTCCATTCTGTGGAAGGAAATACCATGAATAAATTAATTTGTGTTCATTGTCAGACAGAATTCCGCGTCAAAAGTAATGATGTTTATTTGGTAGAGATGTTCAATGATCCACCCCGTCCCTATAAGATTTGGTCCGCCGATTCTTGGGAATGTCCGGGTTGCGGATCAGTTGTTTTATCTGGATTCTCGCAAGAATGCTGGGAACACTTTGAAACCGATTTCGCGTATCATCTGGAGATGATTAAGAAAAAAGAAAAGGATGGCCACTGCACTATTGTCTATGATTTCGAGAAGCCCCAAAACCAACAATTGCATCTACCAGACCAAACAGTTGACATTCCCGAAAAGAACAAGGCAAAAACATAAATGCTAATATCTCCTATCCTGCGCTTGCCAGTGGAGCAAGAAACTAAAGGTACATTTTCATCCTCTGACTGGGTAATAAAAGATGGCATATTGATTCCCAAAAGCGCCATCCCCAAACCCAGGCCGGTAGGCATTGATCTATTTGCGGGTTGTGGCGGATTTAGTTTGGGATCTATGCAATCTGGGATTCAAATCCTGGCAGGCGTGGATAATGATGTAATTGCCGCAATCACATATACTCATAATCTCGGTGCCTACCCAATGCGTTTTGTATTTCTGGAGCCAGATGATAAAGCCAGAATGGAGAAGGAACTGCGCAAACAGATGAAGGTAGACGACAAGAAGAAAACGATCAGCCATGCCTTTACCACCGGGGGCGGCTGGATTCGGGGTCATCCCGACATGCCTGGTGTAGGCGTTTTTATCGTCGGCGACGTGCGCAAGTTGACCGGGAAACGCATCCTGGAAGAAGTCGGAAAGAAGGTCGGTGAGATTGACGTGGTGATGGGTTCACCGCCCTGCCAGGGTTTCAGTATGGCTGGTAAACGCAATGTGATGGATCCCCGTAATAGTCTGGTATTCGAGTTTGCCCGACTCGTGCTGGAAATTCAACCCAGGACAATAATCTTTGAAAACGTCCCCGGTATAATCAACATGCTTACACCTGAGGGCCTACCCGTACTCGACGTATTTGTCCAGATGTTGGAAAAGGGTAATTTTGGCGACGCGGATATGCTGAAACGCACTCTGCTGACCAGTGCCGGCTGTGGGGCAATGGTCAAAGGAAGGAAGCGCAGCGATATGCGAACAGCCATCAAAGAGGAGAACGTCCCAGATGATCTTATACAGGAACAGATGTTTTGATCGGAGCAATCAGATGACAACACAATTCAAGATAGCAAAGTGGAACAAGATTTTCACGGGTTATTATGGCGTTCCAGGTGAAAAACGAGGCGGTCCTGTGCATCTTCACATGGATGGACGATCTATGTGCGGGGCCAGAATATCTTCCCAGGCAGTTTTCCAATGGTGCGGCAATGACATCATCAGTGAATATCTGGAATGTCGTCATTGCATCAAAATAGGAAAACGTATTATTACTGAACGATTCCAAGAAAATGAGAATCAGCTCAAGAAGAAATTATGCCGTTCTAAAAACGGAGAGACTTCCAAGATCAAGCGTCCGATAATGCGTTACCCCGGTGGAAAGTTTGCCATCCGCCGTTGGGTTGTTTCCCATTTTCCGGCTCACCAGCTTTTCGTAGACCTTTATGGTGGTGCCGGCAGTGTTCTCATGGCAAAACCACGTTCACAAGGTGAGGTTTATAATGATATTGACGGTGAGATTTGCGATGTATTTCGTGTTCTGCGGGACCCACAGCAGGCCGCAGAATTAGCCAGACTATTGGCTCTGACACCTTATTCCAGGAAAGAATTTGATTTGGCCTATGAAGTCAGCCCGGACCCGATAGAGAACTCCAGACGAATCATTTTCCGATCATTCGCCAGCCATGGATCCGACGGGATCACCAGAGCCCACGCCGGTTTCCGAATAAGGCGCAATAGCCAGAGTGGAGTCACCGGCGCAAATGATTGGATGAACTTCTCGGAAAATATTGCTGCCTTTTCAAAACGAATGCAGGGAGTGACGATTGAACAAAGACCTGCCATCGATCTCATCCGTGACTTTGACAAATCCACAACATTATTCTATGCAGATCCTCCCTACCTGATCAAAACGCGCAGTTCTTCGAGTGTCAAATACCGGAATGAGATAACAGAAGAAGATCATGTGAGGCTGGCCGATGCCCTGCATAATATTATGGGGATGGCCATCATCAGCGGTTATTCATCAGATCTCTATTTGATGTTATATAAGGATTGGCGCTTTGTCTCGAGGAGCAGTCGAGCAGGACATGCAAAGCCGACCATAGAATGTATGTGGTTATCTCCTAATATCCAGACGACCCTCTTTTGATTGATGGTTTTATTAATGGATGATCATAATCAAAATCCAAAATCCGATGGTGATGCAACTGGTCTTGAAAAGGTCAAAGGAGATGCAATTATCCGGCACACGGTCTGCGGAAACTATGTTTTCCTATCTACCCTCCGAATGCGCCATGGAAGATTGAATATCTCCCAACTCTATTGTAGATCATGTGGAGTCCGCATCACTGAAAAGGATATTGAACCCATAAACGAGAAAGCTAAAAAGTGGATGGCTTTTTGGGAAATTACCCTCAAAGAACATTCTGAGGAGAAAGCCGAGGAGACAGCCAAAGAAAACGATGACTTCTGATTTCGGAAATGAACCATGACTATAATGAGCTATTGGTCTGCGCATGACATGAAACGGGATTACCTTTGTGCTGCTTGCTGGGGAGAATTGAATTACAGGCAGGAAGATAAGGAAAATCCGCAGATCGTGAACGTCTACTGCATTGAATGCAAAAATACCGGTCCCGGTTTCATCTCGCGAAAATTTGTCGAATGGTACATCTGGAATAATGATCACCAATATCAACTTGCTTTAGACGCACTTCGGGATGCACTCCCCTGGCTGCACCCCGATGAAAAGCGCACCGGACTCACTGTGACTGAATTGCTCAAATCATTTGGAGCCAGGATTAAAAAAGCAGAAGGAGAATAATATGTCTCGCAAACAAGATATGGCCTTCCCGGAAGTGGCTAACATTCGGAAAGGGACCCCGAAATACAGAATCATGAAGGGAGATAAGGAGATCGAAGTAATGGGGAAGGATCTCGGCCAGAAGATGAGGGTACATTTCCTTCCTGGAACGGATACTGTCAAAGCCGCATTCCACGTAACCCATGCCAAACAACTTGTCAACTATCCTGAAAAGTACCTGGTCAGGGACGGTTATGAGGTACTTGAATTACGTGCCGTAGTTCCGGCCACATCCGTTTGGGCGGCCTGGGATTACGGGAATGAAATTTACCAATCCGGCCGGCGTTTGGGATTGGCCGACGATGACCATTACATTTATCTGAAAGACCCACTCGATGGCAATAAATTCCTGGTGAAAGATGGACAGCCATTCAAAAAATTCCTGCCGAAAGAGATCATAAAATACGAGCGAGGCAATAAACATTTTGAGTTGACCGTAAGGTGCAGTGGGCGACTCCGTCTCGTTTTGGAGGATATGGTCAATGCTGGAGAACTTGTTCAGTTCATCCTGAAAACAACCTCCTGGTATGACTGCCAGAATATCAAACTCCAGTTGGCCGGCATCCAGACAATTGCCGATCTCATCAATGGTGGCAATGCTGGCGGCGTTCCTTTCGTAATCTATCGCTCACAAAAGGAGATTACCTGGAATCATGAAGATGGGACAGCCTCACGGGTCAAACAATGGCTGATTAACATCAAGGCAGATCCTGATTGGGTAAAACACGCCTTCGCACGCATGTCGAAGAATGCTCTCACCGGCGAATTTCTCTCAAGGGCAATGCTACCAGCCACGGTTGAAGGAGTCTTCAATCCTGATCAAGATGAACTGGAAGGTGAACATGAGGACGAAGGTAGATTTGCTCCTCCAGAGACCACAGGTGTTTATGACGTGCAGGTCCGGGACAAAACTCCTACTCCTATTCCGGTTGGGGAGCCGCCCCAGCAATCAGCAGGCCCAGGAGAACTCCCCAAGCAGCCGGCAGGTCTAGTGGAGCCACCACCACCTCCAACGGAAGGCACCCAAATTGAACGTCCACTTATCCCGTTAACCCTCCGTTCCATGTTGGTCCGAAAGGCATCCAATAAAAAAGGCGAAGCGAATCCTGGTCAAGTCGGTCTTATGGTGTCCATGATGGAGTATACTTTTGCACCGGATCCGGATGCCGCCAAGATTCGCCGTTCCTGTTTAATGTTCCTGTGGGGTGTAGATAGCTCGAAGAAGATGACCGGACCTCAGATTCTCGCCATGCTTGATTGGCTCAAGCCCGTAAAAGATACGGGAGGAAGTTATACTCCTGATCCTATGGCCGTCCGGGAACTCAAGGCCGTCTGGGAAGCGGAACAGATCGCCAAGGGACAAACCGTTCTACCAGGAATGGAAGAATAAGATGAACGAAACCGATATTAAAACCATGCTCGATACACTTGCAGATTATCAAGCGCGGCGGGACCTGCTGGAATCCGAAAAACACGCCTTGCTCGAAGAAGTTAAAATCCCTGCCGAAGTTGAAACAATTGTCAAAAACGGGATGAAGCAAATGGGCGAAGCTGAGATGTCGTTTATTCCTGCCTTTGAAGCACAGCAGAAAGAAGCCGAAGTGAACTTGGCGAAGATTGTTGTCCCAGAAGAAATCAAAGTCGCGCTCGCAGAAATTGATCGGCAACGGGCCGAAGTGAACGCAAAACGGGCAGAACAAGACGCCGAAGTCCGCCAGCAAATTCAGACCGCAAAGGCCGAAATCCAAGCCAAAGTGGAGGCGGAAACAAAGGGCGTTTATGACGCCCTCCAGCAACGCCGCGCCGAAATAGAAGCGGAATTTGCGGGCAAGGCCGAGGTTGTGGACGATAATATCAAGAAATTGACCGAGGAGATCAAGGTCGCAACTAAAGATGTTGGGGTTACCGTCAAAGGTCAATATTACATGGCCGTCTATGTCAAGGGCCGCGTCTCTTGGAATAACGACATGTTGGACGGAATGATCGCTCTTGTCCCGCAACTAGAACAGGCTCGCAAGTATGGCGAACCCTCCATCACCATAAGAAGAATATAGTCCATGAAAGATTCCGGCGTAAATTGGTGTGATTCTTCAATAAATCCCACCGAACGATGTATCGGTTGTGAACTCTGGAATGACAAGACCGGCATACACGAATGTTATGCTGGGATCATGTGGTCTCGCTGGCACCCTGATATATCCTTCCAATCTCCAGAAGTAGATCTGAAACCTGGCCGGATGAAAGTTTGTAGAAATTGGCCTGATCTGCGTGGAAAGAATCGGATTGACAAGCCCTGGCTTAACAGACTGCCGCGGATCGTCTTTATATCGGATATGTCCGATGCTATTTTGGCGGATTTCGATTATCTTCTCCAGGAGGTGATTACCGTCGTGCGGGACACACCCCACCTGTATTTATGGCCGACGAAACATGCAAACCGCATGGTTCAGTTCGCTCAATATCTGGAGACACGGGGTCTATGGCCGAAAAACTTGGTTCCAGGAATAAGTATTACATCCAGAATAACGCGCATCCGCCTAGCTGAGATGATGAAATATTGGGGTTGGCCCAAATTACCTTTCATTTCGTATGAACCAGCTTTAGAATATATTGATTTAAGAGGAGTGAAAGGATACTTTTCATGGGTTGTTTTTGGTGGACAATCTGGAGCCGGAAAGAAACCGGTCTCGGTGGATCTCATGCGACGGGTAAAACAAGAGGTTTCCGGTATTAGTTGGTTTTCTAAACAACTCGGAGGACCGACAAAACTTGAAAATTTGGATGACTTCCCGGAAGATCTACGTATTCGGGAATTCCCGGCGGATTGGTACAAATGACTAGAACTTCATCACGTGGCCGGCATTCCTTCAATAATGGGATGATCAAATTGGATAGTCCTTTCGGTAAGTCAATCGGATTTACCAGCGATAAATTCGCCGGCAGCGATAATATTAATCTGCCTGGATCCTATCTCTGGAAGAAGGGAAACCGGATCTTAATCTCTGCAATCATTTCTATTAACCAGGGACAAGGGAATTTGTCGGCTTTATTCAGGGCTATCAAGGAGAAAGGTTACAGAATAGCCATCCCCACACCTCTTCCCAGGATGCAGGCCATTCTGGAAGCAAAAGGATTCGTTCCCCATCAAGAGATATTCTCTTATGATGGCACTGAATATGAAGATGAGGTGGAGGTGTGGGAAGAAAAGGTCCCGGATTTACCGGACGTTTCGGAAAAGGCAAAGCCATGAAAACTTATATGCAAGTCTGTCGGGTCGGAGAATATCTGGGAAAAATCGACTGGACCTACAATTTCCAAATCCACGATTGGGATCATGGAGGATCAATGAATCCCAAAATCCTGGCCAGGAATATCGAATACTTGCATATCCTCGAAGCGAGCCCAGGAAAATATGAAGCGACTGATTATGGAGGGTCTCCCAGATCTGGATGGGGAAAAGTTATCAAGATCGGAATGTATGATGGTTGGCCTTATTGGGCACCGACGCCTTCTATTTTCATTGAAGATGATGGATGGGGAAAATGGATCCATGTTTTTTCAATTGTCGAAATTCGGAAAATTACAATGGAAAAACAGGCTAAAATCGACCAAAAAGTTTCTCATCAAAATTCCACGAGACCTTAAAAATACCTCTTTACGACTTGTAAAAGGTCAAGGATAGACCCATGTCATTATTGCGACCCGTACTACCTGAAAACGCCAAAATTGCGAAAATACCTAATTTTATGGTCATACTCCAATCAACCGAAGTTGCAAAAAGGGCTGCGGAAGGGCAGCATTTACGTTATGACCTAAAACTGAAATGGCAAGATGTGGCCAAAAGAACCAAGATTATTGGACCGGATGGTTCGCCATCTCCCGGATTGGCGAAAAAAATTATTGATCAAAATTACGAACCAGCCAGAAGATCAACCAGGATCCGTTTAGGATTCTCTCCTATTTGTCCGACCTGTCATCAGAAGGTGCCACAATCACGGCGTCAGGTGCATTTTGATCCAAGACAGATGGATGAAGTGGTCGCATTTTTGGCGGCACACGAGATTACCAAACCGGTTAAATCTCTCTCTTATAACCGGATGGGAAAATTGGCGGCGAAACAAATAACTGGGATCAAAAATGCCTCGACTCAGAATAATTCATGACAAGGCAGAACTGGAACGCATTCGAGGGAATTGGTATGCCTGGGCGTATGAGATGCGGCAATTGGTGGCCAGTCTCCCGACCAAGAAGAGACTGTTGCTGGAACAATTCTCAGACAAATTGCCACCTTGTATCATGACGGTTTTTGGAGGTCCGCCCTATGATTGGCCTCCAGAAATAGCCTACCAAATGGCGAAGGATCATAAAATACGTTGCGTGGATTGGCTCAATCCCTGGTTTATCACCGAAACTGGCTGGCAGAGATATAAGGAGGCCTTCGAATCACTTCCAGATCCCCAAGGACAATCATTGAACGCCTTTCAGAAAAGAACGGCAGAAATTTCACCGGAAAGAAGGGGAAAAAATTAGTCCAGAACCTTGAACCTCTTCTTGAATCCCTCCAAATCAGAATTAAACCCAGTGTGATTCAAAGCACTATCTTGATCTATTTCTATAAAAACGGGTTTAGCCATTGGAGATTCCAAAAGTACAACAATAAGCCTGTCAAACAAAGGATGATCAAACTTATCTTTGTTTTTTCTAATAATTATGCAATAACTTTCATTATCGTTTTGTAAGGCTGTTTTTACTTCAATTCTTTCGTCACCAAAAAGAATGTCATAACTTGAATCTTGTGTTGGATATTGAATATGAATAGAATCGTTCTTTATTTTAAGAAGATGTTGATAAACTAAAAGCTCTCCAAGAACGCCTATAGTTTGGAGATGAGACATAATTACGGGTCCCAACTCTTGCAATAATCCTATTACTCGTTTAAAAACAAGAGCCTCAATCGATGTTTCGTCCATATAACAATTTTACCACATAGTTCACCACACGTTTACCACACATATATCAATGAAATATCATTAAATATCATTTTTCAATACTTTACACAGGTTATTAGAATTTCCTCCACAGTTCGCCTGTGGAGAACTTCTAACCAAACCCCCGCCATAGAAGGGGGACAAAAGAAAGGAGAAGCCAGATATTGGGAATTTTCGTGGGCGCAAAAAAGTTTTCCACTTATCCACAGGCCCTACTACGACTACTATATATACATATCATTTAATATGATGATAAAGAATAGACTCGAAGATCAAAAAGGTCCCTCATCTGGAATGAGGGACCTTTGGCCTGGGGACCAGCCAGGGTCAAACTGAGGAGAAGCCAATTATACTCTGGATTGGTTACTTCAAGAACTGAATGTTTTGCCGATGACGGGAATGCTACCAGCGCTCAAGGCTCTGTGGAACAAGGGGGCTGCGGCAATTTGCGTAATGAACCCCAGGATGAACGTCAGAACGGTAGCAATCTTAAGGGCAGCCTGATCCAGAAAGACCAACGACAGATCTGGCCGGAAGATGCCCAATACGGCCACGGTTACGAATGCGGCCAAACCGAGGCCCGAGGCCCAGTAGGCAGCAGTACCATCCTTGATCACACCGACGACCTTCAGCGTGTTCACGAGGACCGCGACTAGCGCAGCCACTCCCAACAGGGAGACGAACTGGATAGTGAGGGCAACAAATGTGTCTAACATCTTACACTCCTTTTCTAAATCCTAAATCCGGTCTGTGCTAGCGCCGGTTGATAAACTAGCTTCCTCTCAAAACCAACATGATGATTCCACCTATGATGATAAGGACTGAGTTTACGGAGGACCATACAACGTTAGCCTTCCTAAGAGCCATTATCTCAACGCAGTTCGACGCAACAGTCACCCCCAACTTGCCATTGTCTATTTCGACAGCAGTGACTCTGGCCTCGATCTTCGTGAGATTCTCTGTTAGTAAACCTTCAATTCTTGATAATTGGGTTGTCATAATGTGCTCCTATACTGGTGTCAGGAATCGACTGTATATCCATGCGCCCACGAGGTACGGTGGCTGAGGGAGGAAGTGAGAGTATTCGCCTGTAGTTATATCCACCATCACCCTCGTATTTTTTGCGATAGTTCCCAGAATGACGTTTGCAGAACTCGGCCCAGCGCGTACATTCGCCGCGCCAATGTTGACAAAATATGTCTTTGAGGGAATCACAGGAGGAATAATAGGTGGGGGAACGATACCAGTCCACCATGGTTTGAGTATCACATTCATGTCAGCGACAAGTTTGATTGCCGGATGACCAGGTATGTCTTTCGTCCACGCTCTGGCGGTGAATTGCCAGACGGTTATATCGTTCCCCCACGGAAGAAGATTCATCGGTTTCAGATTGCCTGACTCGATGCGTGCTTTGAAGTCGGCGAGTCTTTGTTTATTAAAAGAATAGGGTGGTAATTTGAGGTTTGCGATCCAGTTGTCGAGTGGCCACTGTGATACGTGCAATGGGTAATGCTTGAAACTGGTTGCAGTTTCTCCGCCCATCGCTTTCCAGTAGGCAGGGAAGGTGCAGATTGCGGGAGGTTTGCCCAGGATTTTCTCGACTTCGTACAGAAATGACCCGCCATTTCTGAGACAACTGGGGAGATCTATCCCATCCGTTGTTTCCCAATCTGCGGTTGCCAAGTCGCTTTCAGTCCAGTCATCCAAGATGATGGACAGAAATTTTTGCGCCTGAACAATGGCATTGACATTTTGGCGGAAGAACCAGTACGCCTCCCTGGGCCGTCCCTGCGCGCCTTTCCAATTCATCCGAAAGGCAGGATCCTCATGCAGCGCTTCCCCAGCCTTTATCATAGCACAGGTTAGGCCAATGGCTTCCCCAGCTTTCCAGTTAATGGGAAGATCATAGATATAACCAGTCGGCCACACATACCGACGACAATCATAGAGAGATGTGTCTAGCATGTAATTCATGGCTGCTCCTCAAACTCCACGTGCTGCAAGAACCACAGCCTGAAATCTCTTGGTTCTCCAGCAATCTGTCCCGGTGGCAATTTGGACACCACTATCCCGAGAGTGATAAGAGAATCCCATCGGACTGCTGTATTGTAGTCTACTTCTACTACAATTCCATCGTAGACTATATTGCCGTATAGATCTTCGGGTCTGGCGCAGTCAATCACCAGAAACGGCCCTTCCCAATCATGCCCAGGACGTCGAAGCCAGACCGAATCTTCAACATCGGCGCATAACTCCAAAGCCACAGCCCCCGCATATCCGTCGTAGAGGCGGCCTGTGTTACGTGCAACTTCCTCCATCACACCGGGAGCATAAGAAACCGCTATCCCAATTGTTAAATCCGGCATTGATAAACGCAAAGTTTTGTAGGACATCACACCAGGGATCCAATACTTGCCATGCCAGAAATATCCATCAGAGACGGGGGCAGTGGATACCAGAGTTGGCGTGATGGTAGGACTAAGTGTTGATGTGGGTGTAGAGGTTTTATATTCCGCTCGCAGTGTCTCTGCTATCTGTGGGGCGGCAGTTAACACGCCTTCCCGGTTCATTGTTGCTTGGTAATCCACGACCGGAACTGGCTGGAACCGCAAACTGGCAACGCGCAATTGCAGTGAGCCAATCAGCAAAACCGCGATCAGGGCGATCAAACTGGCCAGGAACCACAAATTGACCGTCCTCCGGTGGCATTCTATTTCGGCACGGACTGCCTGCATAAATCTCTTTATGCCTTCGTTGGTAATCTTCATTGTTTATCTTATAGCGATTTCTAAACAGTTTGCGCAGGAGGCCCGAGTTTTCGGAGGGTAGTGGAAAAGTATGGCCGGGAGTACTCAACTTGAATCAGCACTTGAGTAATCTGTCGGAAATTGGTAGGAGTTTTATATTCTACCATCGCCAACACTTGTGTAGCTTGTCTGACGTTGGTAGGAGTAGCATATTCAACATCCGTAAGAACTTGAGTAACTCTACGGTCAGACATACTTCTACCTCACAATCGCTCCAGCTTCGAGTGCATTTACTTTGGCTAATGTCCAGGCAGCCGCATCCTGTGGATCCGTCAGGTATTCGGCAGATATGTAACGTGCATAGGCAATCGTTAGACTTTGGTCTGCTCCCTGCGCATCTGTCGCACCACTACGCAGGAATGTGGCGATCTTGTCTCCGGCTGCCGAGGTCTCCAGAGCGTCTAACTCCACCCATACTCTTGGAATAGAAGCCCCTGAGGGCAATCCAACTAAATCAACCATGATATAAGTAGATTTCTTATTCACCGTAGACTCGTAGACGTAATCGGTGCTATTGGCAGGGATCTCGTCCACACAGGCCCAGGCATTTCCGGTGCTGGCGATCAAATCTGAATATGTGGCTGCCCCTGTCATTGGCACCAAAGCTGCCAGCACGCCACCATCCCCACACCAGGAATTATCAACTGCGCCAACCGTATCATTGACGGCAATATCATCTTCAGCACCACTGCCTCCATAGCCGGTTGTAAAAGCAAACTGTGCAATGGTCACACCAGCAGTACCCGTATTGCCGGTGAAATCAAGAACCAACGTACCATCGAATTTTATCTGAATTTTCCCAACTGCCGGATTGGTTGAACATAGAATATGTACTTCATAAACATGCCATTCATTTGCAAGAATTGAACAACCGGTTGCCGTGGCAACCACAGTACCTCCCACATATGCTTTTATCGAAGAAAGACCGTTAATAATTCGGATCGCACCAAGTTGTGTATTGTCTGCCGCTCTCCAAATGATGGGCTGTCTTTCACCGCGGTCTCCAGTATCGTTGGTGGGTACAAGACCGGCAACCCGAATATATAACTCCGAGGCCGTAGATGGCAAGACTTTGACAGACGGAGTTATATTATCTGTACGATACGAATATGATCCAGTCCGTTTAGCAGCAGTAGAAGCAGTAGTATACGAAATATTTAATCTAAGAGTATCGCCACTCTCTGCACCGTCTGTATACAATCGAGTCATTTTGTTCTCCTAACTATAGATCACATGAACGGTTAGATTAGCGCCAGCGATGGTACTTCCTATCTGATCTATATCTGAGGTCAGGTAATCACCATCGGCTAAAGCAGGAACATCAATACTTGTCGAAAAACCGGTGAAAGCGCTAGCATTGATCACCGGGCGGTTCGCTTGGTTTGTGAAAATGGTAGTCCCATTCTTATCAATATCCACGATAATTGTCGATCCAGTCGGCGCAGTATTAACTGCAATGAATACCTGAGAAATAGTTATCGCTGCCCCCGATTTGTTGTAGATACGAACTACACCAGTACCAATAGTCAATAGGTTCTCAACGGTAAAGACGAGCATACGTACCGTTGATGGGATAGCGCCTCCATCCTTGATTAATTTACCAGTAGCTCCATCATACGTGGCAAGATGACCACTTGTCGCACCCGCAGGGCCAACAACGTCCCCACCACTAGGCGCCCCCCCATCCTTGATAAGTTTTCCCGATGCCCCATCAAAGAGAGCCAGATGACCATCTGTAGCAGAAACCGGTCCGATGACTGCGCCATCGATATTTGCCTGGATGATTTCCCAATATGATCCTACGGTGGCGTGATTCCCTGAGGCCGTCCCATCATGAGTGCATAGCAGTATATCGGCAACTTCAACATTCGGGCCAGATACTCCACCAATCTTCCCAGCCACCGATACTCGATAAGTGTGCCCACAATCTGCCGCTGGATAGTCAGGATTCCCAGAACAATTTATTACCCCTACGAAAACCCATGCATCGGCAGCCGCAATGATTGCAGCAATCGCTGTGCGTATGGCTTTCTCGGTGGCAATACTCGTATCATCTCCCGGACTTCCTACGCTGGTGACGAGTAACAGACCATCCTTCAATGCCTTGGAATCTGCCCCATCCCACTGCGGAATATAGTTATCCGTGTTGGTGTCTGGGCCAGTAACATCTCCTGCACTGCCTGGAATTGTCACAAGAGACTTACTGTCGCCTGGAACATCTGTAACAGTAACCCCGTCCCCAGCAAAGTCAAGATTGGGTTCGGCAGGAAGTGCTTCCCCCTCGTCCATAATTATGTGTCCTCCACTACCACCACCACTTGCACCGGAAAAACGTAGGTCGATGAAATCGTTAACGTTGCCATTACAGCGTAGAGTAGTTTGGCCGTAGTATAATTTAACTCCACAGATTGTATGGTCTCCGGCCACGGGCTCTGGAATATCGGCATCGGTTAGCATCATATATGCTGAGATGAATGGGGATGCTTGTTCTGCTACAAGGGCACCAGGCCGAGCCACAAAAGTACCACTATCATCTACAACGATAAGAGCACACATAGCGTTCCCACTGGTAATGGATGCTACACTAGCTGCTAGACTGACAATAGTTATCTGGTCAACAACCTTCCAGCCTGTACTTAGACGGTATGCGTTAGGGTAAATACCTGCGGTCAACGTACCGGCGATAGGATAATACATAGACGGAAGAAGTTGTTCGCCCCGAGAGTAGACAGCATCTGGATTTGGCCATTCATGCTGCTTATGATGCCAGACAGGTCCAATCCCTGGGTTATCAACATCCTTATAATATAGATCCCGTATCCCCAAAACTTGTAAGATACCAGGGAAGGTAATCGGGTCAAAGCCGATCTTAACTCGCGTACCTAATAGATTAGGTACGCGAACGTTTAGAATGTTAGGAAGAACTATTCCAGAATGCTCAAGCGTCACATAAATCATTGATGTTTTGTTTGGCACTTCTATAATGCTAGTTGAAAGGTCACCAATAACGCCATAAAGAACAGATGGCTTCGTTTGGTAGTTCCCAAACCGCTTGGCTACAACACTGGTTATCTTCATAGGCACACGTTATATATAACAAGCGGGCCGAGACTCACAACCCATGGAACAGGGATACTATCGGAAGCTATAACAGTTACCACGAATTCTGCAGCAGCCGGCGCGTCGCGTATGCAGGGATTATTGTGGGTAGTTTGTGCTCCGCCGTGTTGCCATTCTCCATAGAAGGGGAACAAATCAGAATACTCTACGCCCCCACCCAGAAAATCG